TCCCTCCTGTTTTCTCAACTGCGTTAAATAAAGGGTCGTTTAAATCTAGCGATACTGGTGTGCGCCCTGCGCCCCATCTCGCCCATGTACCGCCGTACTTTGCCGCCATTTGTTCAGGCGTGGATTCATCGGGATCTACAGTCATATATATCGAATTAACAGGGTGCGCCGCCATAAACATTGCTTTATTTGTTATAGAATTTATTTTTTCATGTAGTTCATTGATTGCGCCTATAATTGTTTTTACCGATGTTTTTAGACCGCTGACAGCGCCTCCAAGCAATGCAAACAGACCTCCAGAGGAGGCAAGGTTTTTACTATTTTCTACCGGTTCTGTTTCAACAGATAAAGAGTCTCCAAATGTACCCGGTGTCGCACCGCCGACTAAGACTTTGCCTGCATCTCCTGCGCTTGTTTGTATTTGAAAGTCTGCTGTATTAAGAGGGACTGGATTGCCCCATGTAATGTTTCCTTGGTTATCTATATTGGTTATATAATACTCAACCCTTAAACCGTCAAAATTTACATCGGCCATAACTTGAGCAAAATCATCAACTCTAGGTGTTCTACCCCATAGTTCTTCAACCTCTGTTACGGTAGACGGCAACTCTGCGAATAATTCAACATTTCCTAATAATGTTGGTTCTAGAGCGGCTACAGGACTAATTGATTTTGTTAATACTAATATGGTTGCGGAATCAACATTTTCAATATAAACACCTGTTGTACCTTGCTCATCAAAGATTAAAGTCTTACCAGCCATGAATACAGCGATTTGAGCAAATAAATTAGTTGGTATTTCAGTTGTTCCGCCTAGAACCCTTGTAAGTGTCGCGCCTGTTAAAGAAGTAGTATGAACACCTTCGAGAACGTGGTTTGTCTCTTGTAGCTCTCCCCTAAGCTCACTTATTTGTAATTCTCTTGCTTGCGTTTGATTGGCGTCAGCGTCATTGATCTGCCTCTCTCTCGCTGTTTGTTCGTTTTTTATAGCGGTTTGTCTGTCTTGAATTTCATCATCAATCCTAGTGTTAATATTTTCATCTGCCGTTTTTAGCTCTTGAATTTCTACCACTTGATTTTGGATTTCCTCATGAGCTTGAAAAATCCCTTTTTCAATTTTGTTCATGTTATCAGGTGAAAAGGGAGTGCCTTCTGCCGTCACTTGGTTAGGGGTGTTTTCTAAGTAGACGGTTGTTTCATCTTCTAATGATTTTGTGAATCTGTTTAATCCGCTTCCCTCGCGGGCTGTCCAATTTGTTTTTTCGTATGCCATAAAATAATAATCAATCAATATAAAGGCGTTTGCAATTCGTAAATGTATACTTAGTAAGTATTTACTTATTAATAAATTATTAAACTTTAAAATACTATAAATCTTGAAACCTAGAGCCCTTGACAACTCCTTAATATGCTCTTAAAATCTAAATAAAGAGGAAATTTATGCTGAAACCTATAAAAAAACTGATACCACTCATTTTATCAACAATATTCTTTCTGCTTTTAAACAGTTGTACTTCTTATCAGGTAAGTGAAAGCAATCTTGTTATTTATGATAACTCTGTGCTAATGTCAAAACCGTATGATATGCTTACAAACAATATTTTACGCATAGAAATAGGACAAGCCGAAGCTACCACTCAAAAATCATCCCAAGTTATTAAAAAAACAACCGTTGATCGTATCTTAGAAATAGTACGCACATCATACCCTAATGCGGATAGTATCCTTATTGTAAGTTTAGAGTCGTTGATAGTAAGTGAACGGGATATGTTCTTTGGTGGTGTTACAAATAGGTATACTTATGTCGCAAATGTAATTCCGATAAAATTTAGATAAGAGTCGTAATTGAAAAAAATCATTGTTTTATTTGTCACAAGTTTTATTTTATTTTTAGGGTGCGGCGATGACGGACGTCCTGTATAATAAAAAACCATTCTAATCAATCAGTATCATTCACATTGATTGTTAATAAATATCCACGAAAAGAAATTACAATAGAGGCAGGAGAAGAAGAGGCTTGCATGGTAAGTAGCGCTTTTTCTCATTCAATGGGGAAATATAATTCGTCTCCGGTAAACGACAGTATTTATTATACTTATAGTAATAATGTAAATTAAGATGTTCTTATCGCTAACAAAGTAACACCCTGAAAAGGGTACCTATACACTCCATTAACATGATTAGCACTACTCGGTGCATTGTATAAAAACATTATATCGTTTAAAGACGTGAGTATATCTATACTCGGGTCTAAGATCATAACTTACATTAAGATTTATTGTTACCATAAAATAATTCTATATTAAAACAAATTCTTGACAATTCGTATATATATTCGTAGTATGTATATACGATGTATTGTTTAAAGGGGTAAGTATGAAAAAAATATTGTCATTACTAACAATCTTTGTTATTATAATTTCTATGAGTAATTGCGAAAATGAATTAGATAATACAAACAACGAAGACGACTTGTACCTGACAGTCACTTATCATAGTAATGGCTATCCGTTTGGCGAACCACCTGTAGATAATAATAAATATAAACCACCTGTTATTGATAACTGGAGTTTTTCATATAGCTTTATTGAAAAAACTGAAGTATTAGATTTCGGAACAATGGAAAATGAAGATTACTCATTAATCGGATGGAAGATGAGAAGGGAAGATTATACAGAAGAAAAACCTTCGTATTATAGTTTTTTAGGTGGAAGTTTAAAACCGGGCGAAGAATTTGAAGTTGCTCACAATATCGTTTTTGATCTTGAATGGGTTAAAAAGTTATATTAACATAACTTGAATATTTATTGTAGTATTCCCTGATATATTAATTATATTACCACCTGCTGTATTGTTGATAACAATTCGATCCTGATATACTCCAGCGGAATAACGAATCATATTGTTACTAAATCCTCGCAATGTAATTACACCTACTTGATTATTAATACAGGATACATGAAATAATTGAGAATCAACTGGTTGTATGCTAGGTGTTACAAACGAACCGCTTGCGATACATAATACGTTTATTCCAATTCCAAGATTGTTTAGAAAATTATAAAGAGCTGATGGAGTGTAATTGCCTTCAATTTTTTTAGTAGCCTTGGAGCTAACCAAAGAATTGCTACCAACCTCCATGTTTCCTATTAAATTTAATGCACCTCCACCCATAATATAGATCTCACCGAATAGTTTAGGACTTTTTAACATTAGCGAATTATTATTTCTGCTTTTTAAAGCTAAAAGACTTCCAAGCGCTTGAGTATTATTTTCGCTTCCATCGATATTCCATGCGTCTCCTACTTTTAACGTCCCTTCAACCACTCCGTTAACCGCATTTAAGTTTACAGTTTTAATATCTATAAATTCTGCTTGTATACCATTAGCGTCTTTTTGTTTATTTAATATAAATCCTGATATACCGCTTTCGTAGTTATTCGATTTAATCCAACTCTTAGTTCCGTCAATTTCTATTCCATTAGTACCACTACCAACAATCAATTTAAATAGAATATTAGCTACCTCAGCATTTAATTTTTGTGAAAATAATCTTTTAATAAACGATATATTAAATCTGGCATTAGGTGCGCCATCAAACATATCATTAAGAGCAAGCATATAGTCAGAAGAATTTACGTCACTGTCAGGATCGAGTTTTTCCCATCCGCTTTCTGTCCATCTAATAAGCATAGCATTTTCCCAAACAGAATCTAATGTAGTCCCCAAATAAAGTATTGTATCTCCGTAATGTAATTGAACTAAATGACCATTAATTGTTACTCGACCGTTTTGATATTGATCTCCTCTATTAGTAACTCGTCCTCTGTAATCGGGAGCTGGATCGCCCTGCTCTCCTTTTTTTCCCGGACTGCCGTCTAACACTTTCCTTATCCTTAAATTTCTTGTAAAAACTTTTCCTTGATAATAAGCCCTTACTCCAATCTCGGTTAACGCGCCAAGCTCAAGCCGCCCTGTCATCCACTTTCCGCTGAAAGGATAAAAAGGCAAACTTAACGGATCGACTATATTATTTCCTGTCGCCGGATAATTTACTATTTCTTCTGTGTATTTGAATTCCGGATTAACTGAAATTAATCCGTTACTGTTAATCGTAATACCTCTAGGAGCATTTCTTAATTCCCATGTAACATCTTTCGCTAACTCAATCCCTCTAAAAAGTCGGGCTTGCACAGAGAACGGAAGTTGATTTTCTTTCGGCACGCCGTCATAAGTGCAAAATAAAGGATAATTTTGATTCTCTATATCGAGGTAAACGGCGTCTGATCCTTCTCTTAAAACAGGAACCCTCTGCCTGTCTAATTCTATTCCATTATCAGATAATAAAAATTCTATCCAGTCCCAATCGCCTACTTCAATAGGGTTAGTGTATAAAAAATACGTTCCATCGTTTTTTGAAGTATGATATTGCAACATCCTTAAAGGGTTAGGGGTTACAGGCGGATCGTTGCCTACTATGATCACCTGAGAACAAGAGATCGTATTCGGCTCAAGTGAGCCGTCGCTCCCTCTTATGATCATCTGCACGCTCGGCGCTAATTCGATCATTTGAGCGTCTCTGCCTGATGTAATGCCATCGAATACATCTATCATATCCGGTAAGGTAACAGACGGCGGAGGAATTTGGTTAAGCGGCGGCAAAGATTGAGGCGGAGTTATGTTAGCTTCGTAAGGCGGGATCTCGCCTAAATCTGTAGTGTAGATTCCTTCTTGATAAGGGACTAAAACAACGTCAAAGGTTCCGTCTCCGTTGTCTTTTTTTCCGAAACATAAAGCTGATGTAGTAATTCGATCGTAAAGCCCGAAAGATACTATATCACCTTTAGTTGGTATAGGAATATTATTAAGAGAGATATTTACTTGAAAATTATTATATATACCAGCTTTGGTGATCTGTACTTGAATAGCCCTTGCTTTTGGTTGATTGTAGCCGTCATATTGCATGATCTTTATTCCGTATGACAAAGAAGGATCGATTACTTCAAATTGACCGTCTGTTTGAATTTCTGTGATTCTTTCTCCGTCACTAATAAGCCCCGTGATAACACCGCCCTCTCCTATCCCTACTAGGATTGTATCATCTTGAACTTCTACAAGATCACCTATCGCAATTAAATAGCCGTCATAAGATAGTTTTCTATTCCATACTTCTGGTCTTAAATGCGCGCAAGCTAACAAGTACCAACCGATTTTTACTATTTGATCGTAATTAGTAACAAAAGGAATCTCTATACTTTCGATCACTGATCCGGGAATTGATTCGGGGTCATTTGAACCGTTTCTCATTACGTAAACTTCTGTTTCTAAATAACCGTCCGCTTCGTTAATAAATTTTATTAAGAATCCGTCTGGAATATCGGCGAAGATTTTTTGATTAGAAGCTTCGAGTACATTCTGAGAATTCAAAATCATTACAGGGTATTCTCTAGGCTTATCAATCAATAATCCGTACTTATTGCCATTAAGGGTTCTCATCGCTCTTCCTGTAGAGAGAATGAGAGCTAGAGTGTCATCAAGCCTTTTTTCTGTAGTTAAAACACCGTTACAGGTATATTTTTTTTCCTCACACCATTCGTAGAACTCTCCAAAAGAATTCATGTCTAGCATGGATTCAAGGTAACCTTTACGCCCCAATGTGGGAGACTGCAAGAGTTTTAATGCTAACGAAGCAGGGTTACTTGTTGGAACTTCGGAATTTCCTGTCCATTGTTGTTTTTTAATATCCCAATCAGGATCGCTCCATTTCTCGCCGTCCCATATTCTACACTTGGATTCTACTATACAGTTTAGAGCATCTAACATTCCCTGAGTGTTATCTGTAGCCTTGATCTTAAAAGCAAGTCTTGAAGTTTTATCTCTCAGTTCCCTTACTACAGGAACTTGCGGTACAAGAATTCCAGCTTTAGATTTTTCATTATCAAACATCCATGTCCTGATAGCTGTTAGGTATACTTTATCTATTACCCTAGTATCGTCTGATTGATCATCTTCACGGAAAATTTTTAACTCGATTACTCTTGTATCGTAAATATCTGATACTTGGGAATAACTTGTAAAAGTTTTCTCAGCTACAAAACGCATTACTTTATATTTATTACGGGTTATGGTATTGAATGCCAAATTTCCTGTATTATCACCCAATGTAGAATTATGGGGGTTTCCGGGTTCAAAATACCCGAACGGCTCCCATCTATTAGTATCATTTGGAGTTGATATACGATAACCTAAACATATATTAACGCTTTTATTTATTTTATCCCCTTTGTCATTGTATTCGACCAATCCGCTAGGAAAAGTGATCTCTACTTGAATTTTCTGCGGATTTCTCGCGGAAAACCTGACTACCTCTAACGGATCGGTATCTTTTCCATCTACAGGAGCGACATTTTTTAACTCAATATTTAATCTCTCTTCAAATACAGCTTGAGGGTATATAGCATCCGATTCTCTGTTTGTTTGAATTAAATCTATTGTTGGTTCGCCTTTTAATATAAAAGGGTCGCCGTCAATAAATCCGTTATCTATCGTCATTAAGCCATCGTCTTTATAGCCGTTTTTGTGATTAGAAGCGATGTCACCTATTTCACCTAACTTTATATCGGTTACTTTTAACTTCCCATACCCTAACATATAAAGAGCATAAAAGTATTGATCCTCTCCGTCCTCTCCTCCAATTAATGTGTAGGGGTTTCCTACATACATAGGTGTAAAAAAATGTTTACCTAAAACTAAAGGTATAGGTTTATTAAAGTTAGATTGATTTTTAGCTCCTCTTAATTGCGGGATTTGCTCTAGTTGTTTTGAGTCTTTAGCGGATGTATTTGCACCAAACCATCTTGCTAAACTGCCATGCTGTATCGTCTCACCAGCCACCGCTCCGATTAAGCCGCCGCCTGCAATTAAAGTTACCCCCAATATCCATGTCGATCCGGCAGTAAAAAAGCCGATAACAAACATTGCCGCACCCACTATAGCGCCTAAAATAGCCCCCCAGATTGCACCCGCATTATCGCCTTTTGGGAATAACCTGATAGTACAAACATCGCCATCCTCTAAAAGATAGTTTTCATCTTGCCTGAATCCGTTTACAGATATTAAAGAGTCTTCAAAATCGACATCGGGATACAAATCTTTAATCGTGATTGATTCTCTGATTCTTTGAGTTTCGCGAGTATCGTCTGATGTGCTTAACATGCTTCTAAAAATAGATACTGTAATCATAATACTTTATAATATCCTTTTACTCTCTTTTCCCATCTGTAAAGTTTATCAACTACAACACCTGTTGATCGTGAGGAGTGAATAAATTCTCCGCTTCCTAAATAGATTCCTATATGCGAAGGTTCGCCTAATACATAAAATTCTATAAAGCAATAAGGCTCCGGTTTATCAAGTTTTTCATTAGGGATAGTCGATTCGAGGCTCTCCATGATTCTTTTGTTAGTTGAGATTTCTGTATTAGGATAGCAAGGATCGGGGAGTTCTATTCCTTTTTCTCTGTATATTAAGATTGCTAATCCGTAGCAATCTAACCCTTTTAAATCACGTCCATGAGGTATATAAGGTATTCCGATATATTTTCCTATGTTCACGCGCACCCCGGAGTAGTCATTGCGTTACATCTATCGGAAGGAACGATGATCGCCATATTTTCATCAAAAATCATTTCCCATGTAATTGAAATTTCATTCCAACTGGCATTTCTTAAAGTAAAACTGTTTTCTTCCAATGGTTCTATTCCTTCGCCTACAATAACGGCGATAAATTCTAACTTAGCAGGAATCTGAGTTTCTCTTATTCTTTCTATCCACTGTTGATCAATCACACAGATTGTTAAAGTAGCGTTACCTATCTTTGAACCGTCTCTTTCAGGAGGCTGTATTGAGAATACGGCTGAGTTGTAAATATCACCATTATAAGTAATGCTTTCAGATGAATTAGCGAAGAAGTAATAACTCGTTCCCGAAGGCTTATAATGAGTGATTTTAATTAAATAAGGGAGTTTAATAGTTCTGTCATGAGAAGCTAATTTTTTCTTATTTATCGCAGATAACATCAAGCCTCCAACCAGTTCATAGTGATTTCTAGATTTAAAGCAGAGGTATTTTTAACAGAAGGTGTCGATTCGGGATCAAATTGATACTCTACTAATATTCCGGTATTATCATTTATATTCGGGAAAGCGAATGTATGCACACCCCTTCTACATTCATTATTCCACCAATTTTTCCACACCTTATATTCGTCTAATGTCATGTGCATAATGACAATAAAACTATCGGGAGATTTTATATGATTAGCTCTTGCTATTCGTTTTCCGCTTCTTGTGACATCAGCTATGATTCCAAGAGAGTGAGTCCATGATGAAGAGTTAAGAACAGTGCCAACAAGTTTGCCTTTTAATCTTGCCCACTCTATCACGACCGTCTCCTAATGCCGTCCCTACGGCGATTCATTGCGTCAATAGCACTGTCCATATCGCCGTTAGCGATTTTTTTTCTCATAACATTTTCTATCGTTAATTCTATTAGCTTAGATCCGTTTGGATCGGTACTTTCTGTTTGCGTAACAGTTGCATTGGCATTATTATTTATTTGAATGATCACATTCGCACCGCCGCTCATTAAATCCTGTGGTCTTTTTGTAGCAATAATGTAATCTTCAGGGTGAGTGTATACTACCCCTCTAGGGGTGATGATAGCGTCATTTACTCTGGTTGCTGTATTATTAATCCTTTGTTTTTGTCTTATATAATATTCTTGTTGCGTTCTTTGCGCATCAATTAAATCCATTATTTGTTGTTGTAAATTTCTCAATCTCTCGGTTTCGTCTTTTTGCCCAGTATCCTCTGCGTTTTTTGTCATCCCGCTAACAAACGACATTAGACCGGATGCTGCAATGAAAGCTAAACCCAGATAGATATTTTTTGACATTAACTGTAAACCGACATTCAATAGCAGCTGAGGCATCGCATCGATTAAACTTTTAAGCATGTTCTTTAACGCACTGTTAAAACCTTTTGTAAAGTCCGCACCTTGATTAAACGCTTTACCCAGATCGTTAAAAAAATCAAGATAACCGCCTGCAGCTAGGTCTTTAAACGAATCAATTAGCGATTTCATCGCGCTTTTTAAATTTTCTATTTTTGCTATTTCTTGTTCAAGATCAAATAACTCCTGTCCTCTTGTATTACCGAATTGTTCTTTTAATTCCATTAATCTTATTTCTTCTTCAGATAGCCGGATTAATTCTTTTCGTTTTTCAAGCTCTTGCATTAAGTTGTCAGCTTTCGCGTTTGTTGTGTTTTCTCTTGCTTGCCTCAATTGCTCAAGGAGTTCTTTTGTTATAATTCCATATTCATCAAGCATCCTAGCTGCAACATCAATAAACGACTCGCCTGTTTTTTCTGCTATAAGCTCTGCATTTTCTATTAATAAATCTGTAAATTCAGGGTCGATTAAAGTTTCAATAAAACCTTCATATCTTCTTTCTATGTCTGATAATCCATTTACAATATCAGTTAACCCTAATTCAACTTTAACGTCGGCTATTTTTCTTAATCCGTTAAATTGATTCATTATTTCTTCAATTTGTTTGCTTACATTTCCAACACCTAGAATCTTTTCTATATTTATACCTGAGCCACTGGACAACATATTAGATAACGATTGCTCGTTATTAATTAATCTTTGCAATCTGAATGCCTGTAAGATTTTTTCTTCATTTATCACCTTGTAATCTGAAATAAGCCGCTGTTTTTCCATTTCAGATGAAGTCATTCTTAAAAGATTTAATTCTGCATTCAGATCACTTATATAGTTATCAAGATTAGCTTCATTTGCAGCGTCTCTTGTTTCTTTTGCATACTCAGCTACTTGCTGGAATAGAGTGTTATTTGAAAGCCACTCGCCATTCATTATCATATTGGAAGCTATTTCTTCCCATGCTTCAGCCGCTTGTTCTAACGTTTTGTTTTCAATTCCTAAAGTGTTATAAAGAATTTTAGCTCTATCATTAGCTGTAACCAGTATTTCATTGAATTTATTTATAGCTGAGGATTGCCTGGTAAACCAGCTCTGTTTGGTATCAGAATCAGACAGGTTCATAGCGGATTTAAATATTTTCTGCCATTCAGTCAGTTCTTGTTTCGCGTTTTTAGAGCTTGTTTCTAAATATTTTAATACCGCTTCTATTTTGTTTTTTTCTTCTTCGGATATGCCGATTATAGCGGTAGAAGCAATTTTACTCTTATCTGTTGTAATATTTCCCTGCATATCATACGCTATTGTGCGTGTCATAGTAAGAGCGTCGTTGAAATACTTTATTTGATCGCTTAGCGCTTTTTCCTGCGCTTCAGCTGTTTTTGCGTAGACATCTTCTATTTTTGCTTGCAATAAGCTATAACCGCTTACACCTTCTAAAATTTTTTTGTTATATTCATCTTGTTGTTTTGTTAAATCATTCTGCATATCTACAAGAGGCTTATGCTTTTGAATAATTGATTCCCAATATTCCAATTCCCGTTTATAAGCTTTCGAGTCATTATCATCTTTAATACCATGTCCGGCCATTTCTCTTTTATATTGATTTACCATATGGATAGCGCGTTCATACTCAGCGATTGTTTTTTCAACCGGGTTTTCGCTTTTTATCCGTTCATTTATATCTCTTAATTCTTTTTCTTCTTTTAACAATTCAATATTTCTTGAATAATATTTAGTTTGCGCTTCCAGCCATAATTTAACAACGGTAGGGATATTGTTCATTTCCGCCCATAACGCTTTATACTCATCTTTTAACGCTGAAACTTTTCTTTTTGTCCCTTCAATTGTGTTTCCTGTGGCTTCGGCCGCGCCGCCGAAAGCTTTTTCCATACTCTCAAGTATTACTTTCTGTGCGCTGGCTAAATTGTTAGCTTCTTCTAAAGATTTAATTAACGCTTTTTGAGAATCAGTAAATTTGAAACCGTATCTTGTTAATGCGCCGATAGACTCTGTCGGGTTTTCTAGCGCTTTTCCGAAAGTGTTAGCGGCGCTGATCATACTGCCGCCCATTACATCCGCCATATCAACCATGTTTCTGGTTAATCTGTTAAAATTTTCCTCGGCTATCCCGGTAAAGCCCACAAGAACGGATTGCATCTGCATTATTTCATTTGCCGATTTTCCTGTTGCGGATTGTAGTGTTCTGGCATAATCATTTAATTCTTTGCTACTAGTCCATGCTTCTGATCCTGTCGCTTTTAACACCGCTCCTAATCTTACCAGCTGAACTTCCTGTTCTTGATACGCTTTAACGGATTCTTGTACATATTTTACCGCCATCTCCCCTAACTCTATAACCGTGCTTATAGCGGCTGTTGCTGGATTCATCATTCCTATAAACCCTGCCGCGACAGCTTTCAAAGGTCCCGGAAGTTTATTAATTATTAAATGGAAAGCTCCGAATTTTTTTGCGAGATCGTCCGTGCTGTTTCCAGCCCCCTTGCTGTGTTTGACAAAATTCGCAAGATTGCCCGTAGCTGTTACCACGCCTTTTGAGTCCACTTCTATTACTAAACGGCTTACATCATCGGAGATAGTTTTTATCCCTCCATCTATCAAGTATTACATTATTTGAGAGATATTAATAATTGACAATTCGTGTATATTTACTTAGTATATATATACTAATAATATGAAAAGAGAAGAAACCGACTGGAAAAACTATGACGCTTCCATACGAAGAGTAGAAATACTGGAACAGCGGCAATATGACGAAGATTCTAAAGCCGAAAAATGGCTGCTGACAATTTCATCTGGATCATTCGGGTTATCGTTTACATTTATTGATCAGATTGTAGAGATTAAATACGCCTCTAATTATGAATTCCTTGTAACCTCTTGGTCTTGTTTTACATTTATTATTATTCTAGGAATAATTGGTTTCATAATAAGTTCATTTTCTCACTCATCTTTAGCCAAAGAAGAAAACGACAATCTTGCATTAAAGTACAATGGGGAAGAAACTAACTATAAAAAAAGAAGTTTGTATTTTAGCCCCAATGCAATATTGCAATACATTTCAATATTACTGCTTATTTCTGGGTTGGCGTTTTTAATGCTTTTTATAGCAATAAATCTAATAAAATAGGAAGGAAAAAATGGCAAAATTAAAATCAAGTCGTACGCCGTCATCATCAACACCAACACCTCCAAACAGAGGTAAAACAACAATGACAACACCGCCAGTTAAGCCACCAGCAAAAGCTCCAGTCAAAAAGAAATAGACCGGAACGGTTTATTTTTATATATACAGAACCCTGATAGATAGCATTACAGTAATTATGTCTGCAATAACTGATAATGCTTGAACTAGAGTACTAGTTATAAATACCTCCGACAAGCTATTTCATAGTCATACCTCCTAAAATAATTTTTTACTAGCTGTTAAAAATAAAACGAATAATTTTCTCTATATCGCATTATACAGTAATATGTTCTATTTATCATTTTTTAAATATTAATTTTTTACTAATTCGTAAAAACTCTATTTATTTCTTTTCTATATTTAAAATAAATTATTTTAAATATAGACATACTAATCGTATGTTACGGTTTTTATATAATTAGAAAGTTAATTCTTTACTGGACAAGAACTTAAGCAAGGTAAAAATAACAATTATTTTTTTTGGATTTTAGCTCGCACAATCTTGTATTTTTACCGATGAATCTAATACGACAGATTATTACGGCTAGCAGACGTTTTTTAATGAGAGCCTTCAAAGGTAAACCACGATTATCAAGATTCAAGAGAGGGATTGTATGTTTGATATGAAAGATATAGTAATTCTAGATGAAAGAATATTTTACTGGAACAGGGATGAAAATATATTCTTTGAAGTCATCTTAAAATCAATGAAAACAAGATTTTTACCCGAAGGTGTTATTGAGACATTCCTAACAAGAGTAAGCAATCGGGTTTTGGACACGAAGAATGACAATGTGAAATGATTTGTGACAACAACCTTAACTGTCAGATCAGTTGTTCTCTCTCCACGCTTTGTTGATCTCTGAAGCCGCCCAGCTTGACATTTTGCGGATTAGAGACACTTCATAGATAGATAATTCATTTTGCGTTGTCGAAATGAAAGCGGCTATATCTTGATAACTTATACCGTCTTTTGAAGCATAATGTAGATCGATGTATAAAGTATAAAGATAAGAGAAGTAAGGAGGAGGGGTTATATATCCAAACTCCTCCCCTTTTATCCTGTCAAACTTTTCTTGACCTATTGCCTTGATTAATTTCTCAGTTTCTTCAGCATAAGTATAATGCTCAATTCCCTTGCTGTTTTTCCTAGTCCGATCCGAGTGAAGAAAAAAGAACCGCCTAACAGCTTTTTCTAATTTCCGCTCGGCTTCAATAAAAAATTGTTGCGATCCCCCGCTACTTTTAAAACAATTTCTTTTATCGCCGGAATCTTGGTTACCAAATATTCGTAAGATTCGTGATCGTTCTTGATCTCTTTTTCTACGCCTGCCCTGTCTTTAATAGTTATCGCATTGACGGGTTCACGGCTGATTTCTTTGGTCCCTTTTCGTTCAACTTTCCAACCGCGAATTCCAGCAATTCTAATAATAACAGCTTCATTGTTTGATTCAAATATTTCGTCAATAGTGTCATCGTCAATTTCAGTTTTATTATCTTTGAGATTAGAAACCAGTCCTTTCATTTTTTTAATTTGTTTTCTCTGGTATTTTTGAACTACATCTGAATCATCACCGAGTATTTTAAGATCAATATCCATCGGCGTGCCGTTAATTATAATAGGTGTCCACACACCTTCGTCCGCATTTTCTTGAGTTACGAATTGACTAATATCCATAATCTTTCCTCCAAATATAATTTATAAAATACCATGCGCGGGATAACGACTCCTCCTGCCACGTCTCGCAGGTCGCATCCATCCTCTCCGGCGCATGGGTTGCGCACTTATGCTTCTATAGTTACTTCGCAGGTATCTTCAAAATCACCGTCATCTGTTACAACTGTGATTGTTGCCGTACCTTGAGCAACCGCTGTTACTGTGCCGTTGTCATCAACGGTCGCGATGAGTTCATCGCTTGATTCCCACATCAAGTACTGATTTGTTGCGTTACTTGGCGACACTGTAGGGACAAGAGTTTCAGTGTAGCCTTCAATAATTGTTACCGCGTTCTTGTTGAGTTCAACACCAGTTACAGAGACAGTGCCCGGCGCAGGTTCGGTTATTGCTGCTGTAGGCGCAGATATCAATTGTCCGCTAAAGCCATCTCGGGTAACAACTACTGTGAGGAAATTGTTAAGATCATCGTTTGTTATCTGATATTCAGATGTATTTGCTCCTGCAATTACCGAGAATGTTCCGTCTAAGGATTCACCTCTTAACCATTTATAGTTAAGAACTTGCCCGTTTGCTTCTCCTGTAACGGAAGCATTAAGCAGAGATCCAACTGTAGGATTGCCGACAATTTCAACGGCTCCCTGTATTTCAGGCTCAGGCTGCGGTTCTGTTCCCTTTTTAACAATTTTTATTATTTTGAAACGATCTTCTCCGTAAGTAGAGAAAGGAAGCGCGTACTGAAGCTGTGAATCGCCGCTTAATGTGGAATTGTCAAAACTGATTTTGAAAACAAAAACATATTCGGCATCATCTACATCGCTTCTAACAGTGATATAAAGATCGCCGCCTTTGCCTTCTTTTGAGAGATTGTAAAGTTTGCCGTATTTTACATACTCATTGATAGTTCCGGTGATGTTGAGCATACCAAGAGTTTTATCAATAGCTTCTTTCTGGAATAATCCTCTCAGCTCTTCCATGTTATTTGTAATTGAAACTGTTATATCAACACCGTCAATGTATTCAACAGGTTCATCATCATAAGGACCTTTAAATTTCCAGCTACCTTGTAAAGTAATAAATTCTTCTGTCTCGTATGCGGGAAGTTTTCCGTCAAGATTTACAGGAGCATCTTTTTCAAGTAACGGGTTGTTTCTTCCCATAAGACCAAAAGTGAGTTTTACAAGCGCGCCGATAGTGAAAGAAATATTTAAAGTGTTAAACTGCAAGCCTTTGAAAAGTTGATATAATTTCGGCTCTTGTGTAAATTCTTTCAGTAAGGAATATGTGCGCTGTTTATTGCCCGGTATCATGTCATATACGCTGTAATCGTCATCTGACAGAGTTTCGTTTTTCACAAAACCATTTTCGCTACACAACACCGCTTTTAATAGATTGTCATGTTCGAGTGGCGCAAAGTTTACAACAAGATCGCCGGCGTTTGAATCCGTACCCTTGAAATTTTGTGAAGGGTTACGACCGGGTAATTTGGTATCGTTCTGAATTGTCTCGTAAGACCCTTCAAGAGTGTTTGATACCCACCGCATAGGCTGGAACGCTGCATTGTCAGGAACATTCCCGTCAGCGTCCTCAGCAGCAATAGATAAATTTGTATTAGGCGCAGTTTTATAACTCATTTTATTCTCCTTAAAAAAATAAAGTCTGAATAAAAGATAAACTGCACAAGATTACTCTGCAATTCGTATATATTTACTTAGTATATGTATGCGATGTTTTTATTTCGGCAATGAAGCGGTGAATTCAACACGAATTACTGTTCTGTAAGTTGTATTTTCCGGTTCGGCTCCCTGTGCTGCGCGGTATGCTCTTATTATCATAATTTCGTTGAATGTTTTTCCGCGCTGAAATAATTTTACAATCCAATCATATCTTATTGCGATTGTATCTGTGCCGATGCCAATAGGAACGATAATATCAATCTGTAAAATTCCGTTCCAGCGGTTTTCTGCGTTTGTTCCCAGCCCTGCAGGTTCTGGCTCGTTAGGAAGAAATGATATTATGTAGAAATTATTATCTTTCGGCGGTGTAAATGGAATATTGGGAAGCGAAACATTTAACGGCTTTCCTTTTTCATCTATCTTGATCAAAGGAACGCCGGAAAAATCATTAATCGTCATAAAAGCGTCAATTAAAGTTTTCTCGATATATGTGTCTGTCATTAATGCCCCTTTGCCGCTTCTACGGCTCGTTTCCATAAATCATCCGCTTTGGCTAATACAAGCCCGACCATTCCCTGCGGCGCCTGTTTTGAAAAACCGCCTACTGTTTTTTCCGTCTGAGGTTTCTTTGTAAAACCGCCGTACTCAAGTTTTTTTATGTACGGTAAATTATTTTGTATGATGATTTTATCATCGCCTCTTGCCCTNTCAATTACACTGCCGCCGTCTGTAAGAACACTGCCTGTTGTTTTTGAAGGATCGGCNTCCTCTGTTCCTGAATTAAGAGTAACAAGCCAGTTCTGCCGCGCCGCGCCGGTATCAACAGGAGTTCGCATAACAACACGATTAAAGANCGAAAACGCNAATATATTAACCGCTTCGCGCGGAGCATTTTTTGTTTTGGCAGCCCATTCAAGNGGATCGGTTGCTTTCGGGTCCCATCCCATAGTTACCTCTTAAAGATAACGCGGAACGCAAACATAATACGGACATACCAGGGAGCGGCAAAAAGTTGCCTGATTAGTTCATTTGATATTTTCTTTCTTGCTTTTATTACAACATTGCGTGACAGCTTTGCATTTTTAGCGCTCATGTTTTCCCCCTGTTACTTTCGGCAATGCAATTTGTAAACAATAACAACCGACATATCAGGATTTACAATTGTGCAGTTAATTATGTTATAAGTATCTGCTAATATTCCTGTTTTCTTATTGTAGACTTCTATTTTTGAAGTTCCCTGAATTGGCTCTGCCGGAAGGACGGCTATTATTTTTCGATCCCCTGCTTTGATTACTGTACCGTCTACTAATTTTTCGTCATACCCGGTAATAACACAATAACCTTCAAACGGAATATATTTATTTTCAATTTCGTCTGTGGCTGGATTATATTCGCCTTTTTCTCCGCTGGGATTTAATAAAATACCTTTTGTTCCGTTTGAACCGATTAGACGTTTTGCAGTTGCGCATAACTGGGTATAATTGATTCCCATTAAGCTCGCTCCACGCTCGCTGTGCCGATACTCGATCCGCTTGCATTAGGTTCTTCAATTTCGTAAAGCCCGCGGAGAATTAAGTCCAGAATTTCAAATCTTGTTACGTTATTATTTATTCTGTCTTTTGGATTTACATAGGTAACATCGACAGCACCCTCAACACGTTCTCTTGCCACTTCACGATTATTTTCATTACTGAAAAGACTTTCTTCCGTCATGTAAAGCCATACAGCTTCGCAAGCGGCTTTCTTTACTGCGGAAGGAATGCCGTTGACAGGGAAGCCCTGAAGTTCTACATCTGTTCGCGGCCAGTTCAAACCTTGTTCAAGCGATTTGCGGTATCCTTTCCATTTATAGGAAATGTCAACTAACTGTGTGCCGTTAATGATTGCGGTTTGTTTTTCTTCTTCTTCCAATTCGGTAAACTGGGCAAGCCTGTTCCCCATGAGATATTTTTCAACGTATTCAATATCGACATAGGCGTTCGCGTCCGGAAGGCCTGTTCCGTTTTCAACTTCAAACATGACTTGCCCTGCTTATTTATTTACCGATTGTGTCGAATAACGCGATCAAATCAGCTTCGGGGAGCGCAGCGGCTTCCTCGGCGGTTTTTAATTTCGCTTCAACGATCTTTGCTTTCAGANNATCGGTGATCTTTACGATAAGCGGTTCTTTTTCAAGAGTTTTGAAAGTATCATCGATTATTTTTCTNTTTCCGGCAAACTTCATTAAGCCGTTCTTGTCTAAATTCGCTAACACGATAATTGTGTTGTCGGCTTTCGGCTCGGCAGATTTTTTCGGCTGTTTTACTTCGGCTTTCGCCAGCGCTTTGCGCGCTTCTATCTCAGCTTCATCGCAGATATGATACCCGTCTTTCTGCGCCTGAGCGATTGTTTCCGGGCTGTCAAAAATATCAGCGAACTTGTCGCCTTTCTTCATCAATTTTGTAGCCATTAATGACTCCTTATAAAATAAAATTCCCCCGCTGCAATAGCGGGGGATGTGTGGCTTAACCGAACAGGGTTAAGATGTGACGAGGACTGACGGCTTTCCAGCCCCATGCAGCTCTGATTTCAAGCCTGTTTTCCATGTAACCGCCGTACAAGGCAGCCTGGAATGCAAGACCGGAAACCGGGTCTACGATGTTTGTTACATCAAGGGCTTTATCGCCGCGTCTCGGCATTTTAGGCGGACGGCAGGCGAGTACGAGCGCGTTTCTGTGAAACGCAATGCTCGGCATATAAGTATCAGTTTCGATAACGATTTCTGTGTTATCCACAATTGCGCTTTGCAGTCTGCCGACAATCGGCAATACAGTCGCGCCGGAAGGAACATCTTCAGCGACAACATATTTTGTGGTGTCATCGCCGAATCTGATAATGTTACCTCTTTTAAAAGTTCCAGAACCAGAATCGATGTAAACCTGCCTTGCGCCTTTTTCTGCTGTGCCGTTAGTTAAATAACCGTCTGCGTTACCAGCTTCAATCGGATTAAATCCGCCCGATTCCCAAACATTGATACCCATAAGCGGACGTATAATTCCGTTCCTGAGTTCGGATTCACCGCCTGAATGAGCAACACTGGTTAAATTATTTACAGACAAGAGATTCGCCGCAGCGAGCGAGTTTGCTACGAATTGGCGATCTGATATAGGCGCGCCCATGTCGTTAAGGATTCTGCGCATTTGCGCCATATCGCCGAGTGTTCCGGCAAACGGCGTTACGCCCTTCTGTCCGTAAACATTACCCGCGGCAATACCGGCAACGACACCTTCTAATGCAAGATCGGCTTCAATTTCGTTTGCAAGGCTTCTCATCGCCTGAGTGATCTGGTCTTTAACCATAGGATCAAGCTGTGCGCCCTGTGTGCCTTCCTGTTCGCCGTCCCAGCAAATCGGGTCTGCGGTTTTCATCTTCTTGATTTCGATTTCTACAGTATCGAAGTCATCGCCGCTGCCTGTCGGCTCCTGTCCCGGGCGTATGTCCTGAGTTTTTCTCGGATTGGCAATGGGTACCATTAATTTCTGGCCAAGAGAAACTGAATCCGCTTTTGCGTTTCTGGTTGCGGCAGACATTACACCGATTTGTTCCCTTGATACAATATCCAGCGAATCATAAAGATCCGGGATAAGATCCGTCAGGTTGTTGTTTTCATCTGCAAACCATTGGAGATGAATAAAAAAAGAAATTATCTTTTTCATTGGATAGCTCCTTCACTAATTGTGAATTTTGCCGCCTTTACTTAAGTAATCTTTGCGCTCCGCGTAAGACATTTGATCAAACTGAGAACGCGCAATACTGTTTTCAGTACCGCCGGCAGCGTTTGGTTGACCGCGGGCACCGCCCCCGGTGTTTTTGTTTTCAACGTAATACTTACCTTCATCGGAATTAAGGAATTCTGTCAGGAGATCACCCATCTTCTTGCCTTTGTTCGGTCCGTCATTGATGACGTACTCGGTTTTGCCGTTGTACTCATACGGACCAAAAAGCTGCTTCGGATAATCCGCAAAGAATCTTTTTACAAGACCGTTTTTCAGCGCGGGGAAAATGGCAGTATTGCCGTTGATCAGTTTTGTAAATTCTTCGCCGATAATGTAATGCGTTTTTTCATCGGAAAGCGTTTTGATTTTGGAATCATATTCCGTTTTCATTTTGGTGCTTTCGCCTGTCAGCATTTCGATTTGATCTTTAAGGGTTTTGATATCTGCTTCAAAAATCTTTTTTTCCTTGTCAGGCAAACCGGATTTAATGCTTTCGTCCAACGCTTTTTTTGCTTCTTCAAGTTCTGTAATTTTCGCGGTGTTGTCTTTGAGTTTTAACTCAAGCGCATTTTTTTCGGCGAGAATATCATCCTTATTCTTCAGAATAGAAAGTTTTTCCTTNTCATACTCTGAGAGAATTGCGGNGATTTTCTCATCACTCTTTTCCACACCCTGGAGTTGGGNTGTCAGAAATTCTTTGTCGATTGGCATAATAATACCTCTGAAAGATAAGATATTTTCCCCGCTACTGCGGTTGTGCTACTGCACAGGAAAATGCAGACATACGATAATGACAAAACGCTACTGCGCGATCTACTGATCAATGCCAAAATTTTTTGTCTACAAAATAAAAATTAAAATAGAATTATTATGTGCGCAATTCGGATATATTTACTTAGTATAAATATACGATAAAAAATAAAGCGCAGTTCTAAAGAGGAGGCGGGTGTTGTATCCCTTGCCGCTGATTGCGTACGGCATAACTTCAAAACTGCGCTTTATAATTTATGCGTATTCAACAATTACAATAACAGGCCTGTTGGCAAAATCTGTGGATGGATGAGTCCAGCTTACGATAACATTACCGTTCCCTAAAACAGAAGCGTATGTAGACCAGTTATCAGTAAGATTTGAACTGTTCAATGGTATTTTGCTGTTGTAAGAAGTAGTTAAAACACCTTTAACCGCAGTAATTTTACTCAAATCAATATCAGTGATAGTTCCGATAATCTGTGATGTATTTTGCGCGTTTGAAGTGTTGCCCTGAAAAACAAGCTTTCGGGAATTATTTTTCTCTAACCATCCGTTAGTGCCGAGTATAAATTCCTGCCCTGTGGATATGACATACGCAGTAGACCCGCCGCGTATTTTATCCAAGCCGGGCAATTTGATAAGATCATCAGCCGTATCAATGCTAAAATAGGCAATAACTTTATCATCATCGGTTGTTAAGCCTTTTACCGGGCACTTGGTTTTTTTCACATCATCAAAAAATACTGCCATGTAAACCTTCCTTGTATCAATGGGGAAAAATTCACCGACTTGTGGTGAACGCATGCTTCCATCCGCTGTTGGATAATATCTAATGCTTGCGATGATTTTAACCTCATATAATAATTTTGTTAAATATAATGCCGTAAAAAATATATAACAATTCGTAAATGTATACTTAGTATATTCTTGCGGTAAAAAATGTCTCCCCTGGGACACATTGTTAAGAGGTGCGGGGAGTCCTGTTTATTTTGACCAACGTATTGCCGGGCGGCAGTCTCCGTCTTTTTTTGAAACTGCAAATTCCACTAATACGTTTTCATCTGTCGGCTGTTTGTTTTTTTCTGTGATATATATATTAAATAAAAAAGAATTAGGATAATCAATATCATCATCAGCGGTTTCTTTTATATCATCGGTGATGTGTATGTCAAAATTGTTATGTCTATTTTCCAGCGGATGGCGTGTCCACCAATTTTTTGACAAAATATTTTTCGCTTCTTGTAAAGTCATTATTTTACCCTTACTACTTTTGTCCAATCAATGTCAGAACTTAAATTTAGATCGTCCATGCGGTAAAATGAAATATGCCCCATTTTTACCCTGTTGAAGAAATTGGGAGTTTCCTGACTTGTCTGCGGATCAAAAAATCTGGTTACTCCGTTTATTTTTTCACTCACGATTGTATGACCGCCTCCGCTTTTCCATGCTATTATAATACCGCATCTTGATCCTTCAGGCAATCTTCCAAGCTGATTTCTTAAAGCCCCCTCTCCAAAGTTTGAGCCGTTAAGATGTCCGACTACTCTCTCCCTTGCTCCTTCAAAACATTCATATCCGAATTCAACTTGATTATTTATACCCGGTTTCGGTGCGGCAATTACATCAAAACCTCTGCGCCTTAATTCATAAGTAGGAACGCACCGCTGGCAATTCCTGTCATATTCTGAATTTCCTCGATTTGGATTCGCTCCTCTGTATGCAGTATCATAATCTATTACTTCNCCTTTTCGTATATCGAGACTTGTTTCTAAACTTGATAAACCGTACCTTTGAGATTCCATTACTTGAATTTCAATTAAGTCTTTTATTGTCAATGTTCTGCCGTCAGCGACAAACGCATCAACAGGAGCTCCATTCTTATACATTTCAAATCGTGTCGGTCCTAAAATATCGCGCTGTACTTCCGGCGGTTGTGTTTTCAGCCATTCTTCATATGTCAAATTTGCGGAGACTGGACCGTCCGCAGACGCGCGCATATCATCATCGTCAAAACCTTCCATGCCTTTTATTTCGGGCAGCCATAAACATCTGCAATTATAATGCTGCGGTAACGCTGGCTCTGCCGGCGGTTCTGAGCCTTCAAATATCTGCCCGTCAAGTTCTCCGCATACAAGGCAAGTTCTGCTGTCTAATGTTGCTATATATCTAAAACCGGAAAATATACTGCTGTTTTTTTTGTATGTTTCCATTCTTGCCGTTTCCGCAAGATGCGCGACCATTGTTCGCGTGTTCATTTCCAATGACCTGCGGAGAGTTTGCATTTGTCCGGGATCTAAATCATTTAAATTTCCTAGAACATTTCTGTTTATCTGCTGTGCCGTAAGGCCTGTTATATAACCTGCGCGTACATTCGTGTCCCATGTTTTATAAAAATTATCAGTCAAGCCGTTAAGATAAGTTTTAAATGTTTCTCGTCCTTCATTGGTATAACTTCCGAAACTTGCCGCTGCCCAAATTTTTTCAGGCGCAGGAAGATTAAAGTTTGCAGTTACGCCGACATTATGCGCGGCATTTTTTACAAACATTGCTTCCTGTTCTGCCAAAGCCTTAAAATCAAGTTCAAGCTGTCCCGATAATTGCTGATTTAATTCTTTTGTTATACTGCGGATTTCTGCGGCAACGCTTCGGTACTGGTTTTTTGTTTCGATTGATTTAGCGCGTCTGATAATGCCCCGGACTTGTTTATTTGAGGTATCGAGTATCTTTATTAGTTCCCTGGCTTGATTTGTTGAATAGCGGGTGAGATTTATTCCATGGCGGAGATAAATGTCGCGGAGATTATCGCGCCCACTTCTTCGATCATATACTTCTCTTGCCATTTATTTCTCAATTTTATTTATTGATTTGAAATAATCCTCAGCAAGTATTTCATAACATTTAACGTCATGCAGATTACCGTCTAATAACTTTCTATCCTGCTTCCAAATTCCTACAATTCTACCACCATATTTTTTTACCAACTTATCATAAGTTTTTTCAATGGGATTTCCTACAACAACACAAAAGCATAATTTATTAAATTTGTATTTTTCAAATATATTTTTAATGGCAGTAATTAAGTCTTTTGCAAATGTGTATGAGTTGTTATTTCCAAAATGTACGCAGGTTAAATTATCTATACAGTTTGCCGATCTGTTAATACTGTAATTAATATGTCCTATTATTTCACCTTGCCAAATTGATACAAAATCATTTTGACTATATGTATCCTTTGGCAATTCAAAATCATCTCTATGCGGAGAGCTTTGTCTATATTGATAATGCGAATCAAAGGCTATATCCCAGTATAACTCTTTTAATTTAAGTTCATACTTTTTTGCGTATTCAAGCATTTATACCTCATTGATTTAATAAAGTCAAATTATCATCGTTCTTTTCGTCACCATCTCCGTAAGGACCATGTCCGCCTGTATTGTCTATTTGGATCTTCTCTACGAATTGCTCATACGTCATTTCTTCAGGCACAATGCCATGTTTCTTCAAGGTGTCAAACCATACGCTTCTCGGTATTTCGTTTGACTGTCGCGCGTTATACATGATTGTAAGTATCTGCGCTGATAAACCTTTGTAATCGAAATCTGTATTAAGCTGGTATGACCAGGCATCTACATTCTCTTTAGGAAGATTCCATTTCAACATTAACCTTACAGCTTCCGTTGCTCTATTGCTTGAACTTCTGGCAAATGCACCTAACACACCGTTCTCTGCGGCGCGATGTAACTGCGCTACCTCTGCGGTTTCAACGCCTTTCTTTTCAGAACCTATCGCCTGTATACCGAGTTTCGCCATGCGATCAAGGCAGGCGTTAAGGGCTTTTAATATTTCACCAATACCGGCGCCTGTGAACTCCACATACTTAACGCGAACATCAGCGAATGTACCGTCTTTGTTGTATTGACAGAAAAACTTTGCAGTAGACCCGCCCATAGTAATGGTTACTTTGATTTTTCTTTTTTTTGTAATTACCTTTCCTTCTGCGTCTTTTGTTTTGTATTCTTCTTCTATCGTCGGTGTTTCCATGTTTTCGACAACAAGAGTAGGAACGCTTGTGTAAAATAATCCGTTTTCATATTCAGCGGTTTTCTGATAATGCCCGATGTTTTCATAAGCAAGACCGAGTAACATTGATTTTTCGGGGTCTTCTCCGGGGCTTGTGAAGAAAGGAATAAAATCGAGACGCACTCCGTTAATCTCTGGTTTTATTGTTAAGCCATCTTGTACAAAGCCTGATTTTTTATCATCACTACTTTTTTTGTAAACACGCTGTATGTATTTGCCTTCTTTGTCAAATGATAAAACGCGATATGCTTCTGTCATTACTGTATTGAATTCATCTTTCGGATCTTCCTCTTCAACATCTTCGCGGAGAATAACCTTTGAGAGTTTTTTAACTCCATTTATTGCCGAATATTTATGTAAATAAATTGATTCTGCTGAATACCATTTTAAATACGCTCTGCCTTTCTTTTCCGCAACTGATGTACCCGGTTCAACAGGAGTATGATCTACAAGATGTCCGCCGAAACCTGTTTGAATTGAATCCCATGTTGTTCCGGAGATATATTCGTCAATGCCTGAACATGCGCCGTCAATATCTTTCAATATTTCTTTCGCTGCTTCGGTTAATTTATCTTCCCCTGCTTGTACCGGATCTTTGGCGAAAATATGACCATGCAATCCCTCAGCGGTTCGGCTCGTTCCGTCAAAGAATACAGCGCGCGCTTGATAATTCTGATAATCTTCTTTGCTCTGCCCTGCAGGTTTTGGAAGATATTTAACTCCGCCGATTTGGATCGATTCCTGTCCGTCAACACAATCACGAACAACATTCCATCTGCGAATATTTTTCTGATATAATGCGCTTTGACTATTTACTGGCATATTTCGACTATATGCTCAGCGTTAAGCTGGTGCAATTCGGATATATTTACTTAGTAGATATATACTAATTATTTTAGGCGCTGGATAATAAGATTGCAGTTTTTCGGAAACTCTTGTGCGACAGACTTTAATCCGTCAATTAAGAATATGCTTGTATGATAGAGAAATACCAAACCTTCCGCTGTGCTATATTCAACATTAAAACCGAGCTTCCCTTTTTTCGGGGCGCTGCTTTTAATTGTTATTCCCTCTTGATTTGAGAGAATATTCGTTGCGGTTCTCATAAGGACAGTAACCGCAGCGCACACAATATCATTACCGATTTTTCCGGCATTTGCATGACCGGAAGCCAGACAGGTTTTTAATATGCCTTTTTGATCAAGTGTTATGTTTATTTTTATCATGTTAAATCCTCATCTCCCCAAAAAGGCATATTGATTTCCAGCGACAGGTTTTTATAATATTTTTTTGATTTTAATTTTAAATCTCTTTTATAATTTTTTAGTTTGCGCTTTTTCCGTTTGTTAAGAGTATGAACTTTAATCATAAGATGACCTCAGATATATATGTGTCATTTTACCGCAATGCTGACATTTTGTTCGTGTCTTTTTTTCTAATTCTGCACAAGCTATTTGTAACTGATGTAATCTGTAATCAGCCAAATTTTCTTCTTTGGCAATGTTTACCAGATATTGAATAGGGTCTAATAATTCTTTACAGTCCTCACACTCTATACGCCATAAACCTTCATCAATGACAACATTATTGTGTTCACAACTGCCGTCAAATTGATTGTAATGCTTTCTGACTTTTATTGATATGACTCTCTCGCTGGTCTTACCATTGTCATTTTTTATTAAGGTGAATTTTCTATCGCTATTTTCTTGATTTTCAGCCATTTCAAACCTTTCCTAGATTGCCCTAAAACCTACCTGTAGGTAGAAATATCAAACTTTACGGGGCTAAACCGCTGTTGTATACGGTTAGCGTTAAAAAAGCCGTTTTAAGCGGTATTCTTTTTTCCCATTTTTTGATTCCAATTGTCTTTTGCTTCATCTGCTGTATACCCGATTGCGCTCTCTCTGCATTTCGGACAATATATCTGCACTACTTTTCTGTCACCAATATAAAACCCATGCCTTTGCTGTAAATTAACATCGCAACCGCATTTGATTAACTCTGTTGTTTTTAGCGTTCTTTCAGCGGGAACTAATTTAACCTCTGTCATAATATCTCCACCCCCCTATCAGGCTTTTACTTCATTAGCAAAACATGAAGCGCATCTGATATAATCACCGTTCGCATTTCTGTCTCTTTTCTCATGCGGAAAAAGTCTGCAACGGTTTACTTTTTCATTAAATAAATTTATATCAAATTGTTGTATACAACCTTTACAAGTATTTCTAATGCAATTTATTGTTACAATTGTTACAAGTTGAACTACCTTAATTGTTTTGGTTTCCATATCATCGGCATTATATCTTGGCAAACCGCATAACATAGTGGCAGAATATTTACCTGACATGGATTCTCTGAGAGTTTGTTCCGTACATTTATCACGATCAATACAAAATGTGCAGTTACCCATAATTACGCAATGACCGCAGGTACAACTTTAAGCGATCTCGGCACACCCGGGATACTGGTTACGCGTTTTTTCTTTCGCAGATTTTCAACATACGTTGCAATGGTAGAATTAGCAAGGTTAAGCCCGCTGGCTATATCAGCCAATGACGGACCTATTCCGTTTGTTACATGATAGTCATTTATGAAGTCATAAACTTCCTGTTGACGTTTCGACAGTGCTTCCATGAGTAATTTCCCCCCAAATCAAAATATATTAAACAGCATTATTACAATGCTGAATAACACAAAGACCGCGTCTTTTTAATTTTTGAAACCACCCTTAGTTAATATATACTACATTGATATTTACTTAGCAATACTAAACAAAAAAATATTTTATTATTCATATTCGGTTTCCGCTTCGCCTACACTCGATCCAGTTTCCCTATGATAGCCTGTATAAAAGCACAACAGCAGCGCATCCGCTTTGTCGGGGGATCGCCCTAATCGTTTCTTGAATACTTTTTTTTGCTCTACCTGTTTACGTCCCTTGCGGTCATAATCATATAGCCTTCCTCCCAATTCCTGTAACAACTGCGGATCATTCGGTATGCTGGCTTCATCAATCGGAAACTCCAGCCACATTTCATCTGCGACAGTGCCGTATTTCTTTTTATTTTTCGGTTCGCCGTTAAAATTAATCGGTATAACATTTGCGCCTAATTCATTAAGCTTGTCGGTAACTCCACCGCCGACACCCGTATCGTCAACCTTAATAGGTATATCTGGATCATTCCCTGCAAAATCCCATACAACCTTCGCAACATATTGCGTATCTTTTTTTGCCAATTCTTTATGCGCTATCGTTTTGAATCCGCGGCGCCTATACATTTGAGTCTTATCACTTCCAAATCTGCCTACGTCAACACCGATTTCATCTGGATCCGTTTCCTCTACATCACGATTGGCAGCTCCCCTTATATGTACACGACTCATGACTGCATTATCACCCTGCTTACGGGGCGCCCCTCCCCATGTGTGTTCTGCTTCATCGGGATTGTTTTTATAATCCGTATCCATTTCTTTTTGCAGAACATCCGGGAACCATTCATTGTCAATATTTCCGGGTTCAAGTTCTACTTTCAGCACATCATCACGATCCGCCAGCCATAATTCTGTGTTAACAGGATCAAATTCTGTCTCAGGATTCCATATAGCCCACAATTCCGAACCTTCTTTACGCAAAGTGGGAATTAATATTTTTAATGATTCTTTTGATATTGCGGATGCCTCTTCCAAAAAGAAAATATCAAACGCTTCAAAACTTTTTACCTGACTTGCGGCTCTTAAATCGTTTAATCCTTTGAAAATAAAATAAGCACCTGCAGGAGAATATATCGAATCTCTGTTTACAATCCAGCCTGGATAACGTAATCGTTTTATTGTGTCTACAACCAATGAATAACTGGATTCTTTTAACGATGCCTGTACTTCGCGGAAACAAGCGACACGTATCGGCTCTACATTTCCTTTTTGAACGAGAAGAGAAACACATGACCATGACTTAGCACCTGCAGCACGTCCGCCTTTTCCTAATTTAAAACGCTTCGGTTGCCGGAATTGCTCCATTTTCGGAGTTACTCTCTCAAGTTCCTCCTGTTCAAGAAGATACAGAAGCTCTTCCTGTTCCTCGTCATTAAGATTTTTTAGATTTGATTTTTGATTTTGACTCACCCTTATTTAACAGCTCCTCAATTCTCAATCGGCGTTCTTCCGATGTCATTGTGACCCTTGCCAATGTATCAGGAGGAATATCAATAGTCTGCGTTGCTTTGCCATGTGATCTGTTCATCAATATTTCCCAGTTATAAAGGCAAGTCTTTTTTTGATCGCTGATAAGCGCACCCAATATTAAAGTTACGCCCATTGGCAAAGGATTTTCTTTGTCTTTTAATAGTTTTGCAATTTCCCCGGGGGAATATTCCCAAAGAATGCCGTCAATAATCTGCCTTATATCGGTAATGGATATACCGCTGGTTTTAATAATATTCAACACAGACGGTTTCCTGCCCGGATTATCGGGCTGTGTATCACTTGAGAATTTTCTCCCCTTCTTTAAGTTTGCCAGAGATTTTTCATTAACCATGTAATCCTCGTATATTCCTCGTTTTACCGATTTACAAAAAAAAGTATATAACAATATTGGGAAAATGCAAGTCGTACAGTTTTTTACACTTTTCTCATGTAGAGTTCTTTGGAATAACTATCGGAACGGGAAGCCATAAACTGCAGGAACTGTTCTTTTGAGATGTCGGACAATCGGAATATCTCCTCTGGTTTCATTCCCAGTTCCTTACCGATTTCTTTAACAGTTTTTCCCTGAGTAATCAATTTCTTTACGATGTTCTTCATCGGTTCGAGTAGATGAGTTCCTCTTGCTCGGTTATGGGTTACTGTGCCGTAAATATCTCCTGACTCGTCTGCGTGTTTTACTATTACGATTGGCACTTTATTTTTAAGTTGTGTTTTTAACGGCTCCTCTCCGGAGACAGTCCAGCGGTGAAAACCGTCAATAATCGTGTAATCAGGCCTGCAAACAATAGGCAAAGTCCAGCCGTTACTGAGGATTGATTGGGTAAGAAGGTTAAGATTTTCTCTTGAAACTTTGTTCGGGTTGTAATTATTGGGTTTTAATAAATCCCTATCTACCCATTGCAGAGTAGAAAGCGGTGCGGTTAATTTATTTTCCATGATGTTTTCCTTTTTTATTCTTGTTTTCTTGGGAATAAATCATATTGATATTGGTAATTATTGCCCTGAGAGTTCTCTGTTTTGGATCTCCCCCTACAAGGCAGTCGTAAATTGTTTTGTAAACTCTGTCGTTTATTATCGGTCCGTACTTAATGAGCGTTTGAATTATCCTCTGAGCGTTACCTAAAGAACCTTTTGTCAGAAAGTTTTTTTTCGGATTGTTTAATAATTTGAACACCTCAATCTTATAATCCTTTTTTTCTTCAAGTTCTCTGCGTTTTCTTGAGGAATGTCGGAACATTTCGCTGTCCCAATATAATGCCGCAAGATATGCGTTCGGCTCTCTGCGGATTATTCTGTCCATTAAATCCGGGTAGTATTCATTCATTTTTACCAATGACTTCGCGGTGTCTACAGAGAAGAATTGAGAAACACGAAGGTTTTTTAACGAGCTTCCCGATTGGTACAGGTATAAATAAATGTCCGGAATTGTTATTTGCCTTTCGTTCAGATACCGCCAAACATCCGTATCTTTCCAATCGTATATTGCCCAAACCATATTCCCCCGGGCTAAACCTGTTTTTGAGGAGAATGATGCCGTCATATATTTTGACCGCTGTAACGATTCTGCCATTCTCACGCCTGTAATGCAGATACCGTCCGCATTGTGTTTTACCAAAAAATCCTGATATGTATTTACCCTGTTCTTCATGCACTTGTGCTGCCGTATGGCGAATTTCGGCGGTTGTCTTACCCATGATGTTTTTCGTGTGCTGTCCCAGCATATAAAGTTCTCATCTTGCTCTAATAAATTGAAACATGAGAAATGCCGTACTTCCAAACAGAACCAGTTAAACTGAGCGCCTGCAAGCAGTACCTTTTTACGCCATGTTAATACCGACTGTTCAATGCAATCGAATATCGCTTCTTCATCGATGAATTCGACAATCATTTGTTTCGGGTTTATTTTACCCTGCGCGACCAGATTTAATATCAGATCCAACAGGCACAGCGAATCTTTTCCGCCCGAAAAAGAAACATAAACTTTCTTTCCGTTGGAAAATGCGTTTATTATTCTCTTTTGGGCGGCCGCGAGTACTGTCCTTGAACCTTCCCGCTTTATAACCATATTTCAGCACCGCATTGTGGGCAGGTGTACGGTTTTTTTCCGGCAAATGTTTCGTTATCAGATTCGATGTCGGTTTCATCGCCTGCCGTTTCATTGGCGCCGGCATGAGAATCTATTTCCGCTATGTTCTGTTCTGTCGCCTTTCCGTAATCGTCAAGGGCAGCGGATATTTCTTCGGATGCCGCGCTTATGGAATTAAGAACCTCATCATCAAAGCCCGGAATGTCAAAATCTCCGGCAAGCTCCGCTATGAGCTCTTCGATATTGTTAAGGTTATCAATGCCTAGCCCTGCGGTTTTATTATCCGCCATCATCAGTTTTTTCTTTTCGTTTTCGGTGAGATCGTAAAGAATTACCGCCCTGGCTTTTTTTATGCCCTCGGCGCGCATGGCTTCAACTAAACCGTTTCCGGCAAGAACCAGATTGTTTTCATCGATAACGATATTTTTATACTGCCCCCATTTCTTTAATGAGCGCCGTATCTCCATGATTTGTTTCTCCGGATGTATGCGCGTGTTTTTGTCAGGCGTTGTTAATCCGCTGATCGCTACTTCTTTAAACTCCTTGCGCATTATTTACCCCCGCTTTCTTTTTTCGCTCGATTAAATACCAAATGATTGCGAAAATTATGGCACCGATAACGATGTATATGCGGATAGATGCCATTAAAGTCCACACGCCCAAAACCCCCATCGGTATAAGGAGCTGCCAAAGCCCTACCAATGCGACATTTACGGCAAGCCCCAATTTGCGCCCGAAAGTGATGTATATGCTGTAGAGGAATGAGGAAACTGTCGATGTCGCGATTATGAAAATTAAAAACGCCTTTACGATATTTAATACCGGGTTAAAATGCGTCCATGCGAGTAAAAAAGTAAAAGTTAAATAGGCGCCGAATAACAAACCGCCGATAACGAACGCCCGGCGCACATTTATTTTTTTTGCGCCTAGATCGTTGCTGTCGTTATAATCCAGTATCTTGAAAAAATACGGATACAGGAACGGTCCCGGAATAAGCAGTATACATAACCGAAGCCCGTTTTTCATACTGGCAGGCTCCAATCCCAGCGGCAGAATATTCATGTTTCCTTGGGAATGAATTATCGCGCCGATTGTTAATAACAGTGCAACGATATAAACAACACCCCATGACGCATTATCAGTAAAGATACTGCGGATCATGCCGTTTTTGAAAAGCAGGAAAATGAAAAACGCCGCGGTAGCGTATGCAAGAACCAGCCCGAATGTTCCGGTCATGGGCGTGTCTTTAAATATTGTGTGTATGCCGTTTAAATTAAGCCACACCTGAAACACGCACATTAAGCCGACAATGTATTGCATCGGTTTACTGCGGAAAACTTCCCGCACTTTCGGAATCATCGGCGCGAAAATACCAAACACTATGCAGGCCATAGTGTTGCCGAACGCCCAAAGCAGAAACGGAATTATTCCGAAGTTCTGCGCCATCTGAATGCCGACCATTAATGATCCTACCCCTGCCCATGTCGCGGCGATGGACATTGAGTAATACCAGGACGGCTTTTCGATGAAGTTGTTTTTCAGGCGATTGATTACAGCAGAATTATTCCGCTGACGACTTGCGGCGTTCGGGCGCAGCCCGAGCCATTCTTTGAGTTTCGTGTACATATAGTTCTCCCAATGAGGAGAAGTCTATATATAAAAAATTTGTTTGTCAAATTTTTCTTATTTTACAATATATTGATTATGTTTATTTGCTGTTTAATATGTTGAATTTTGTCCGAACGTTCGGACAAAAATTTTTTAATTTGCTTCCGGCGGAGTAAAATAAATAAAACCTTCGACAATATACCATGCCATGTACCAGCGATCTTGAAGCTCCTCAAGCCGGCGCTGTAATTCCGTATCGGCGAATTCGTGCTGTTCGCATAATCCGGTATCATGCCCTTCTTCAAACTCGCATTGCATATCCGGACCGTCACATTTATTTTTGAATAATTCTCTTTGAAAAAATTGGCAATTCGCGCAGATACAATATTTCTTTACAAAATCATCTATTGCTTTTTCCGTTTCTTGTAATGCGCTCATTTCAATTTCATATCCTGTATTTTTTGTTGTTTTTCTCTCTCATAAGTTCCGTCTTCAAAATCGCTTTGGCTTCCCGCGTATTTATAACCTGATACAATTTCATCCGCATTTTGCCATTCATATATAAATGGGCATACCTCATAAGGGCATGGATCTCCGCCTGGGCAAGCATCATCACATATTTTCGGCATATCAGTATATCTCCCATTCGCCGTTAATCATCTGCGGTACCCATGCGTTGCTGACACGTTTTTCCGGCTTCGGTTCTTCCTTTGGCTCCTCTCCTGGCTTATATAATTCTTCGCGAGCAATACCGCCGTTCAAAAGTTTTAAACCGGGTTTCCCGTTTTTATTTGTGAATATCTCGTGCAAATAATTTGATTTTTTCAAATAGTGTTTTCCATTTTCATTCACGATTTCGTAACCATCGGGCAAAACATATTCCGCCTTTTCCGAAGTGAAACCAGAATCAAAAAGATTAACAGGTTCATAAGGGAATAATTGCCATAAATCTGTGTATATGTCGGATTTTGTTTCCCCTTCCGTTTGGGTGTTTTTATAAAGCGTTATTATCATTTTACTGACTCCAAAAATTTGTTATATTTTGAGTTAATGATCGCCGGGCGCGCCCATGGCCAAGCAAAACTTATCCATTGCGGATCGCGTTCACCTGTTTTATCTCTGTATAACATCGCCATCGGCAGAAACCCAGCTTTCATGCAATCGAAAAGACGTTCTTCTGCTTTCTCGAAAGTATCATTTGGGTACCCGATAAGAACATACGCGCGCAGCGGATGGCACATCTTAAATCCTGCGTTATTTAACAATTTCCCTGCTTCGTATAACGGTTCTCTATCATTGGGAGTATCATACGCAAAAAATATTTCCTTTGGTTTTAATTCTGCCAATTTTGAAACGTGCCACGCCTTTAATCGAGCAGCTTCTAATCCTCCTGTGAAATGCGGCCGTCCCTGCTTTTGGTTTTTCAACATTGAAAAAACATTGTTTATATGTTCATCACTGCAAGCAAGCAAATTATCGTCAAGAATATTCCAACCTTCGGTTATCGGCAGCTCCCGGATTGCTTCCCCTTCGCGGCGCCACACGTTGCAAAACCAACAGCGATTCGGACACCCTCTGCTTGTTATGACATAACCATTTTTCAAATACCGCCCGGGAATAAAATCATCTCCTCTTTGCCCTGTTGCGGGACCGCCTATTTTTACTGGTGCGACATGGCGCCATTCTCTTTCGAGACGTTCCGCTTCCGGCAGATCCCATGTGAACGTAACAGATATATGAACTTCGTCCGCTTCGACATTAAAGTGTGGCAGTCCTGTAAATGCGAATTCATCTGTCGGTGTTGCGTTTGTCCGCCGCGGAAAAACTCTAATCAGCTTCACTTTGTATCCTTAAATATTTTAACTGCCATGGCTTGGCATCCTCTTTCAGTAAAATAATCATATAAAAACTCTTTTTGCTTTTTTGTCGCATACCAAAAGTGTAAGGTCTTTATATTTATTTCTTTTTTGTACGGACTATTCATCAATATCCAACCCATTTCAATTAATAAATCTGCACCATATTCTGTTTCATCGTCCGGAAAATGTTTTTCAAGATATTCAAGCGCCCAATCTTCATGACCCTCTTGAACAGGATAAAATTTGCCTTCTGGATCCAACCACCCATAATCGAATAATGTTTTCAATTATTAACTCCTTCAATAATGTAATCTGAAAAATCTTGATACTTTAAATAAAGCGGATGCCGTGGGTTTCCGAGTTTAGTTAATTCTCCTATTTTTACCCAGCGAATATTTTTTTTATACATACGCATAAGCCAAAAAATAGTATCACGACAAGTAATCAGCCATGGTCTTGTAGTAATTGTATCTCCCCACGCTCCCCAGATAGTTGATCCGTCTTTTATTAAATCAAGTATTACTTCCATGTTTTTATTATGTTTTTCCCATGCCGGGTCTTTTGGTAAATCGTTTGGATCTGTCGCGCGCAAGGGATAAATATTAAGCATTACAAATGAATCAAAACTGTTTTTAACAGCAAAACTTTTTACCCTATTAATGGTCGGATCATATTTTTCAGGTGTTGCCGTGCTTGGATTTATACCGAAGCAAAAAAGTGTATTTTCTCCCTTTGTCCCAAGCGCGTATCGATAATTATTATCAGTAGATTTCAAATAAATCGTGCTATTAAATAGGTCGTTATTCATATACAATCCTTTACTTGCCAAGCCATATATGTGTGATCACAATAGCCATGTAGATATGTAACAACAATGTTATAAATTCAATCATATCTTTCTTCTTTTCAACATCAATCTGTTTATAAAATACTGAATGTCCCGCAGACAATCAGCGTCAAAGAACGTACCATCTTCAACAAAAAAACAATATCTTCGCCATGGAGCATGCCACTTCACAAAACCTAAAAGACAATCAAAGTTTTTACTCTCTACTGAAAATACTTTTGTTTTTGGTTTTGGTTCACGTTCTACAAACCTTATATATTTATATTCTCTTGATTCTATCAGGCTCGTACATTTATTTGCTTCTTGCTCTGGACTTTCATTGTTATTGCCATAAAAATAACAATCACAAGCTGATATATCTTTTTTACACCTTGTACAGATTGATTTTTTCATACCAGCCTCTTATTAGTGATAATTTCTATCTCGCCAAATTTTTCATCCTCTTTTTTGTAGAATGTCCATCCCTGCTTCCTTCCTATTTCGCACATTCTTGCACTCGGCGTTGGTATTTCAAAATCAAAACCTAATTCTAAAATCCGATTTATCAGCCTTCGGAATTCCCCTCTTTGTTTTGAAACAATTACTGTAATAATTATTGTATTTCCTGTTCGCCATAAATACGACATAGAATCAAATGCTTCATGAGTGAAACCCAGTTCATGTGCGCTTACAGAATCAACAACAATTATTCCCTCAAGAATCGTATCTTTTTCTAAATTGGCTTTCTGGTTTCTTTTTATTAACAAATTGATCATATCATCAAGAAATATTCTATCGTCTCCGGACATCTGCGCTAATTTCTTCGCAAACCTTACAGGCGATGCGATTGTTAATTCATCTACCAGTCCAAGCAAATAATCAGCAGATATATTAAGAACTGTTGTGAGTTTACGAAGATTATCATAAGACGGTTTTCTTGACCCTGCTTCAAAGTGCGCAATAGACGTGCTAGGTATATCCGCTTTTTCTGCTAATTTTTCTTGTGTCCATCCCATATTCTGTCGGGCATACTTTAATTTTTGCCCGAAAATATTTTTATCTTCACTCATATTTTTTTCTCCTCGATTAATCCTTTTATATCCATGTATTGCTTAAGAAATAATGCGTTTCCCAACTTCTTGCTTCCCTGCATAATTTCTATACATTCTTCCCTTGAATAACAGTAAACAAAATGCCATTTATCTTTTTTTTCTTTTGGCGGTATTGGAATTAAATCAAAATCATTTTTTATATTTTGAAACCGCATCCAATTTTTTAATATAGTTGACAGTACTTCCGATACCATATCCTCAGTTAATTTATTTCTTTTTGGCAATAATTCTCTGTTCTGCCCAAACCAATTTTGAAGATCAATTATCGCATCTTGATAACCTCTGTCATAAAACAAGTTATTCATCGTATTGTTCCTTGTACTCTTTGCTTAATATTATCGTTGCCTGTTCATCGCAATACATACACTTAAATACAATGCTGTTTTTATTCACTTCTTCCATATCCATTGAACAATTATGTTTGGAACATTGCGGTGATTGATATTCAATTACTCTTTCGCATGATTCAATTTTAGTAATATATTTCATGTGATAAGCGCAATATTTGCTCGTTTTATTTATTTTTATACAATGATTGCATTGTTCTAATGTCATTTTTATCCTCCGAATATAAAAAGTAACCCGATGCAAAATAAAGCAGCACCGAACATACACGCAATGATTTTTATAAATCCGTTGTCGTTTCTGAACACGTTGATTATTTTGTATATCAGATCCATCCTAATTTTTCTTTTAATCTTCCTCATAATCTTTCCCCTCCTCCTGTTCTTCTTTTTCCAGTTTCTCCCTGCAGGTTATACAGAGATCGTTTTCTATTTCGCCACATTCATAACAAAAATCTTTTCCGCATTCTTTACATCTGCCGGCGCCGGGAATGTAATCGCCGTAAATATCCATGTATACATCATCCTCATAACCATTGAAGATTAACTCTTTGCATTTACAGCAATTTATTCGGTAGGGATGTTTATTCATGCGCCAATCTCCTCATTTTTTTTCGCAATAAAGTCTTTGAAACTTCTTACATCTTTATTCATGGCTTCAAACCATTTATCGCTGTGTGTCTGCCTACGCCTTGCTGGCGCAGACGGTACATTATATTTTCTTGATGAGTGATAACATACAACCGCATCAAATAATTCTTCACTTTCTCGTTCTTGCTCCATTAACAATTGACCATGTGCCATACCCCAAAAATAAACATCATACAGCTCGCTAATCGTAACAGTAATTTTTTCAGCCATAAACCAATGCCTCATGATCCGAATCTGTAATATATTCACTGCACGGTCCCTGTCCGTTATCGCAGAACCCTTCACATTGCATCGGATACCATGTGCAGGAACGATACGGTTTTTCTCGCTTTTGCCGTTTTTGTTTTTCAAGCTTTGTTTCTTCTTTGGGTTTCTTTTTCATTGTTTCTCCGGCGGTTCTAGTTTTTGACTACAACTAGGGCAAAAGTTAAATTTATCAACTTGTAAATTTCCATCATCATTATATTTATGGAAATCATTATTGCATTTAGGGCAGGTGTAGAAATCTATGCTTTCTATCCATCGTGGCTTTATACAAGTACAATTTTCTTTTTTTTCACCACAACCAATACAATATTTTTCCTCACATTTACATCGAGATTTCAATGATTCAGCACAAAACGGACACGCTTCATCATCGGTAGTTATATACTCATGCTCTTCCTCATTGTCGTGAATATCGTTAAGTGTTTGTATCATAATCGTTCCCTTTCTGCTTTTGATTCATATATATTAATAGGCAAATGTACTAACGCTGTTTGTGCCTTAAAAATATTTATTGCTTCTTCCTCAGCTTCTTCTTTGTTCTTAGCTTCAATTGTGAATTTTCTTCTTATGATTGCGTCAACGTAAACAGTGTATTTTTTATTTTTCATTCTTATCCTCCAGTGTTGAAAGAAATTCATCTACCAGTTTTTCAGCGGTAACCTGATCAACGCCTTTACTTCTCCCGTTGAATTTGTACCATGTCTCTTGCGCTTCCCTCATGATTCGCACGTTCTCGATGAAACAACGATAATCTTTCCCGGGTATACCCTTTATGGTTTCAAATATTCTCTCGCTCTCATCGTGCGTGATTTCTATTTTTTCAAAGTCGCGCGGGCGGATAAATGCTGAAACATGAATTCCTTTTTCGTCAGTAGAACCAACGCGCCATCCGCTGTCGGAACCTAATTCTCCCGTTTCATCATCCCATTCCCAATTTACATGAGCATTGGGATACTCCTCGATTTTTCCGTCATGTAAAATTACTTTTAATGTCATTATTCATTCTCCCTTCTCCCTTACTTTGAGCATTGCATCGGCATCTTGGTACGCCCATTCTGCAAGCTTGATTGCACCAGTTGATTTATATTCATGTGAAGTCATGCCTGATATTATTCCTGTTAAGGATTGCCCTGCGAAGTAATCGCGTAAACTCATACCGCCGATTGAATAAACATCGTTTATTCCGTTTTGATCCCTTTCACTTCTGATTTCAGGAAATGCCGATTCGTCGTTTTTCATTCTATCCCCCTTATTGATATGACTCTCTCGTTGTCGAGATTTATTTCTACGCCGTTTTTGTGCGCATAATAACTTGTTATATGCAGATAAGAAATAACAAAAGTAATTTCCTTTGGTATAAAGAGACTTAATTCATAACGTCCCCATGATGTTTTTAATCCGCGCATTTTTGCAAATGATTGTTCCTTAATTCTTATGTGCTGATTGCATACAGTACATTGACCATTAACTTTTTTAATGAATTCGTTAACCGCTTTTTTGAAGTCTTTTATTTCTGTCATTTTATTTCCTCCAGTATTTCTTTTTTCACTAATTCAGGGTTGTCATGAATATTTCCAATTATTTCGCAAATACTAAACTTATCAGCTACAAAAGAATAACAAGTAGTTCTCATGTTTCCGTAAAATCTAGCCTCATTATTATTCCATTCTACTACCGCAAATTTTTCATCATCCTTTTCACGGCAGAAGGATAGTATTTCTTTTGTGAATAACTTATCCCCTTCAAAAATCATTTTTTGATTATGGTCGAGCAAGCCTGTAAATTCACCTATTGTTTTGGGATCGACTTCATGGAATCTAATATCTGCCTTTTTACAATTATCAGATGGCGCTATAAATCTGTTATTAATATTTGGATATTCGTCTGTAATTGCGTATCTTGATGGAGTTAATTTAATCATCGAACCTTCCACCCACTCGCCGTTATCAATTCGCTTTCCTCTGAAAATAACGTCTCTCATAAACTCTCTCCTTTAATACGTTTCTCTACTGCTTCGTCTAAATCTTCTCCTTCAAGTAGATATGGATTTTGTTCTGGGTCTTGCCAGTCCTCATCATATTTTCCACAACAATTACATTGGGAACATTCTCCGAAACCAGTTTCATCAAAACATTCTCTCGCCATTATTTATTCCTCCATGGATATTCCTGTATTAACGGCTCTTGCCATATATCTTTCAAGTTATTTTTCATAAAGACAGGCACGTTCTTTTCACGGCAGTAATTGACGATGTTTTCTATCCATTCTTTTTTGGGGATTATTTTGTCTTTTCGGTTGCCTGTTTCACGTCCGATGATAATCCAGTCTAATAATACATCGCTATCTAATACACCAAATGGTTCTAGCAAAGGTTCTATACTTGCAAAACATTTATAAGGCGTATTTTTAAACCATGTAAATTCATCGCTTGGTTTTGTACAGGATGTTCCAAACCAATAATTTTCAGCGTATGGGAATTTCTTTTCATCGTATAATTCTCGATACCGTTTTGGGTTCTTTGTTAAAAACAAATACCTATGCCAAGGAGCTTTCGTACACGCTTCAAACACTTGCTTAATCCATTCATCGGGTACCCAATCCCCGAATAAATCTGCCATCGAACAGACGAATATATTTTGCGAAGTTTTAATTTTAATAGGTTCGTCAAGTCGATGACCAAAGAATGTAGGGTCAAACCCAGACGGATAATATTTTTTCTCGTATCCTAACGGAGCAATTCTTTTATAGAATTCACCTGATTCATGACATGTTGAATTTTCACTACATAGTCTGTCAAATCTTCGAGAGATTCTTCGCGCATAACAATATTCACAACCATGCAAACAACCAGTGACTGGATTCCACGTCATGTCGCACCATTCAATTTTAGTTTTGTTCATAACTTACTCCTGAGTTTTTATTATGTTTTTTTCTTAAATCCGAATGATATTTTTTATAAATTGAAAAAAGATGTTCGTCGTTAAATACGACCTTTCTAATTGAAGCATGATGCACACCATATTTTTTTTGCAAATCAATAAATGTCATACCTGCTTTTATTGATTGTTCTAATTTCTTATAAGTACAAACTTCAAATATTTTTGGTTTTTGTAATTTACCACGGAATATTCCTCTTTTATCATTTTGAGTATATAGCTTATATTTTTCTAAATCGTTATCAATAATAAATTGTGTAAGCGTGATTCTATGTACACCTACTCTACGAGCAGTTTCACATACACTTAATCCTTGCTGTAAACATTTTTTTACTTCATCTAATCTGTCAGTTAATTTTGTTTTATTATTCTTTTTTCCACGTGGTCTACCCATAATAACGCCTTCTGCAACTTTTAACGCAAGAGCTTCCTTCGTTCTTTTCGATATTAAATCTCTTTCTATTTGTGCTGATAATCCAAAAGCAAACGCCAGCACTTGGCTCTGTATATCATCTCCCAACCTGTAATTATCTTTTATAGTCCATACTCTGGCACCAGTAATTAAGAGTTTATTTAATATTGACATAACCATTAATAGCGAACGTCCCAACCTTGACAGCTCAGAACAAATTATCAAATCATCCTTTTGTATTTTTTCAAGTAACCCGCCTAACTTGCGTTTCTCAGGCACCTTTATCCCGCTAATCGTTTCTCTTACCCATTCATCAATTATGATATTGTTTATTTTACAAAATCGTTGTATTTCAAATTCCTGATTATCCACACGTTGCTTATCTGTACTTACACGCACATATCCGTATGTCATACTATTATTACCTCTCTTTTTATAAAAGACGCTACCGTAACCCTGTGAACGCCTAAAATTCTACCCATTGCGCTTACGCTTATTTTCTTTTCTATCAATTCTTTTATTTCTTTTTCTTTACCTGTTAATTTTACATGAGCTGATTTACACCCTTTTCTTCTACCAAGAATCTGCCCTTCTGCTTTTTTCTTTTGTAACGCTTCTTTAATTCGTCTTGATGTCATTTCCCATTCAATTTCAGCGGCAAGAGAAAACGCGAAAGCTAATACTTTTGATTGGATATTATCGCCAAGTTCGTAATTATCTTTAACCGTCAAAACTTTAACGCCGTTTTTCATGCAATATTCAAGTATACGCATAACCATATATAACGATCTGCCTAGCCTTGAAAGTTCACTTGCTATTAAAACATCGTCTTTTTTTAATTTGTTTAACAATACACCGAGCTGTCTTTCCTCTGGTTCTTTTTTTCCAGAAACGGCATGATCAATAATATATTCGTCTATCTGTAAGCCCATCTGTTCAGCTTTTTTATCGACGCCTACTTTTTGATTATTCTCATCGCTTGTGTCTCTGCTTACTCTTAAATAGCCATATGTCATTTGTACTCCCCCTCTCTGTCATATGCTTTAATACAATATTCTTTTTCTAAGCTGACAACCCATTCCGGCGGTCTTGAATAATCAGATACTGACTTTATATAGTCATTCATTACAAAACATAACTCCGCATTGGGTGTTTCGCCGCCTAACAGATTTAATCGCTTTTGTGAATAAAATATTATTTCTCTTAACTTATCATCAAAAACTGGTTGCTCATGCGCTCCACCATAAACATACAACCATGCAAGTAATTGACAGCATTTATCGTCAGAAATTATTTTCAAACCAGCAGATAGAGCGGTATCATAAAGTTGCTTGCGAAAGTTATTCGCTACATCGGCTGGTATTCTTATTTTTTCTTTTTTATCTTTGTTTTTACTCACTGAAGTACCTCCGTTAAAATATCAGCAATACCTTCTATTGCTTTCTTCATATAATTTTCATCGTTAATTTTTTCTTGTAATTCCATTATTTTCTGATTTCGTTCCTCGCCTTTTAATCGCTTTCCTCTTTTCTTTCTGTCCTGACGGACAATGAGTTTACCCTTACTGTTTAAAACCAACCGAGGATAACTCATGCGATCATTGCCGCCTTTGCTAAAGCCTTCGCCGTTCCCGGGGGAACAGCATTACCGATTTGTTTTTTCTGTTCGGTTACATTTCCTGTGATAATGTAATCTTTACAGAAGCCCTGTCCCAGTTTTAACTCATGACTTTCCAGCATTCGGAATGTTATATCCAAACAAGTTTTTCCATGCTCTATAAGTGCAAATCTGTCTTTTGTGGTAATAGTTTTTATTGGTTTGCTTGCAGGGCTTGTTCTTCCATTTCCGTAGTATTCCATGATTAATGGTTCTACTACCGCATAACGATTTGATGTATCTATTACCGGAATTGGTTTGTCAATCTCATGGTTTCTATTTTCGTTACTTGATTTTTTGCCATGATACCTTGTTATAAAAGGCTGTATAACACTTATCGCTCCCGATGTCGCTACAGTAGGAATAGTTTTTTTTGTAGACCTTGCCGCTGCGCATGATTGCTGTCCCAATATTAACGGTGTTATCAGCGCATGATGATTTCCGGACCCGGTTACAGTAGACAAAGGAAGATCCAAAGAACGTATTTTATTTGTGCCGTATAAAACAGCGAGAAACGGTTTCGCATAATCACCCCAGTATCTTTCAATACCCGCGGCAATCCTGTCTATCGTTGCAGGAACTAACGGTCGCTCACGAGTAAAAATTGATTCTCCTGGTATATCCCAATCTATTATTTCACTTGCCGACACCCATGGCTTAAATCCCGCTTGGCATTTATCTCTGTCCATGTGCGTTATCTGCGGCCAGATTATTTTTTTTCTGCCGATAGCAGCCTGAATAAATAATCTTTGACGTGTAGTAGGATCTCCGTAATCGGCGCAATTTAAAATACGCCATTCAACTTTATATCCCAATGATTGAATCGCTAAAATAAAAGCGCGGAAAAATTGCCCTTTGAATTTTTTAATCAGCTTTCCGTTTTTATCTAGCGGTCCCCATGAAACAAACTCTTTTACATTTTCAATGATAACGCGTTCTACATGAATTTTAGTAAGCCAATCAATTATCACCCATGCTGAAGCTCGGCTCTGTTCACTTCGCGGCCGTCCGCCACGGGCTATACTATGATGAGTACATTCCGGAGACGCCCATAGAAGATCAAGCGTTCCTTTGCGAATAATTTTTATCGGATCGATGTGCTCTACAGATTCGCATATATGATTTGCGCTGGGATGGTTTACAGCATGGGTTTCCATTGCACGTTCCCAGTGATTTATTGCAAACAAATTGACTTTCATATCCTGTTCAAAAGCGGCTTGCATTATGCCGGAACTCTCACCGCCCGCGCCACAGAACATATCTACTACGTTATAAGTTTTCTTTTTCATATTCTTTGCCATCCGTAAAATTGAGCGTACTCGAATAAATCTTGTTGTGCTTCTTTTCGAGTTGCTCTGGGTTTTAATTTAATTGACCTCAGTCTTTTAATTTCACCGTCTTTAGTTTCTCTAACTGGATAAAATTTATTACCGTCTTTAACCACATAAACTTTATAACCGCCGAAGTTCAAGAAAACTATTTCTTTGCATTTAATGACAGTTAAGGTTTGTCTCTTTAATTCAAGATTTTTCCCTTTAATCGAGTACATTAGAATATTTGCTCTGGTTAATTCTCTNTCTTTTGTATACAAGCCCAATCTGCACATCACATAATGAACTTTTCTTGAAACCAGCATTAAATTATTCGGTGAGAGATTCATTTTATTACTGTCNAGAAANACAACATTATGGCTTTTNGGNACTGGACCGTTCAATTCTTCCCAGATTACAAGATGTTTTTGTTTCCATCGCCTTTGNACCGGCATTGCAGTATCTGATACTTTTATGTATATATAGCCGTCAGCATCTATTCGCTCTGATCCAACAGGGCGCCAGTTTGATGAAACATGACCTTTCTTAAACCAACCTTTCTCGCTTCCGGGCGCATAATAACCCTTCTTGCCTTTATTATGTGAAACCTGCCCCGTAAAGAAACGGCTATCAATACCGTTTGTTATTCCATTTTGGGCGCATAGAGATGCCATCCATTTTGGATCTAACTTGTAACCAAATTTTTTATAAAAAAGTTTGCATACTTCGTGATAATGTCTACCGGACACAATTTTTCTGAGATAGTTAAAATGTACCTCAAAATATTTTTTATTATGCGTTGGTATATGCCTATATCCGCTTTTTAATCCATGTCTTTTTGCCGCTGTTTTTATACTTGCAGGAGAAAGCCGTATCCGAAATTGTTTATTAAAGAGTTTTGTAATTTCGAGTATATGACGCCCTTTATAAATAGATTTAAGAAACTTTATTTTTTCAGGCGTATATATTATTTTAGGCATTACTTTTTTGCTCCCGGCGGCGGCAATGCTTCTATGTACTTAAACATATCCGGCGCATTTATTTTTACTTTGCCGCTTACTTTTGCAATAACTTCAATTGCATCAAGTGACAGTTTGCCGTTAGCAATAATCTGAGATGCAACTTTATTTATTGCGTTTGCTCTATCAATTTCGCTTTTCAATTTCCCTTTCTTAATGTCCTCTTCATCAAGATCATTAAGCCGCTCCAGTTCTTCAAACAGGATGTCATGTAAATTAAGACCACTGTTCTTTGCCATTTTCTTTTCCTCTAATTATTTTTTTAACCTGCACAAGCAGATTGTTTTATAATTAACTTTCTTGCCATAACGCCTTTTTATAATTAAATTCATAAGACTGATTACATTTGGGACATTGCGCGTAATTATTATAAGTTTTATTTGTTTGTTCTCCGCATTTACATTTTGGCAAATTAGAAAAATTATCTTCTTGTTTCTTTTTTTGTAATTCTTCTTTTTCCCATTTCGGGTATGAATCACGAAGATCTTCCCATCCCTTAGCAGCCGATATATACAACGGTTTTAACTCATCAATATCTTTCTCGTGATATTTTTTTATTACAAACTGGGCGCAATATTCCAGAAATGAAAATGGAGGATAAAACCATGTTTGATCAATACCGCTGTTTAAAAAGAGATTTGCAATTTTAGTGTCAATAAAAAAGCCGTGAGCCTCGGACTCTTTTTTAATTATGTTAATAACTTCTTGCGGCGGTTGTTGACTCTTACTACCGCCATCACTCTTTTTTACCCTTTTATTTTTAGAAGAGGAGACAAGATCAGATTCAAATTCAAGATCAGAATCATAACCACTATCACAACCACTATCATGTTGATTTTGGTTGTTTTGCTTGTTTTTACTAGCATAACAAGCATCTGTTTGTTTTGATTGTTTTCGAGCGTTTTGGTTTCCTTTGGGAGCGCCGCCCTTTTTTCCCGCCTCGCTTTTCTCTTTCGTAATCTTTTCGTAATTCTCACTATTTTGATCAAGATCAAGTTTAACAGCGGCAAACAACCCCGTAAGAACGTTATTCTCATAACATGGCATTGTTTTGGATCTGTCGTATTCGATTATTCCTTTCAAAAAAATCCATGCATCAGCATCAGAGAGCCTGGCGTTTTCGATATAATCAAGGTATTTGTACTTGATTAACACAGCGTGCTTTTTAATCATTGGCTTTCCTTTGCATTATAAAAGCCAGTTTTCCAGTATTGTGCATTTCCACTAACACTGGTAACAGCACATCAATGTTACCAGCGAGCATTTTAAGACGCGCCGCTTTATTATTCGCTTCCGCGCGGTTTACCCTTTCTCTATACGCATCGAGAATAAACTTCGGAAGGTATTTTATATCGTCAAAATGGGGCAGCCCCCGGGTGTATTCTTCTGACGGTATACGGATTTTGACTTCAAAATAACGGGGCGTGGAGCGTGTTTTTTTCGGCGGTTGTGTAGAATTACCTTTTTTAGCGGATCGTCTCACAGTTCTACCTACAGGTAGGTTTCTGACTGTTTTTTTCATGGTCTTAAACCTCCTTTTTTAGTAGCTTTTCGAGTATTTTCAGTTCTGGTTAGCCATTGACAATTTTCCGGGCAATAATTTTTTTTATTGTCTTTGCGGTCGATTGTTAAATTATCTGTATAACCGCTGTTCATTGCCCATTCATAAAAGATTTCAAAGTCATTCCATTCTTCACAAACTTTTATTCCTTTTGCTCCATAAAACTTATAGGATTTCTCATTTGGGTTGTTACATCTTTTTCGCATTCCTCTCCATATGTTGTATAAGCGTGTTGTTGATAATCCTTTTTTGAGAAATCTTTTTCCCGTATTTTCGTTGCGTAAACATCCGCAGCTTTGAATATTTCCAGCTCTTAAGTTATGTCCTGATACAAGCCATTCCTTTCCGCAATCGCATTTACAATTCCACATAGCTTCGTGATTTGAAATATGAGAATAAGAAATTACTAATATTCTGCCGAATTTTTGCCCTGTCATATCTTTGATATTAGCCATTTGGTACCCCCTGCTTTTTTGCCGTAATCCGTATGGTTCTGGATTTTTTTGGTTCGCAGGTGATACAACCTTTTTTAATCAGCGCCGTTAAATGGTCATGCGCTCCCTTCGGAGTTATCATAAAATGCTGTGCAATCTCCCTTACAGTTGGAGAATATTTCTTTTGTGTAATAAAATTTTCAATGTATACCAAAAAATCAGCCTGCCGTTTTGTTATCTCTTGCATAAGTCCCCTCCCTTCTCAATCTCATTTCCCCTGTAGCGTTATTGAGTATCATTTCAAATTCTTGCGGCGATAAAATAACCTTTGCGGCATCCATAAAAAAATCGCTGATGCTTCGCTCTTGTTTGTATCGCTCTCTGATTAAACTGTTAAGATACGGCATCATGTTTGTGTATAATGAATGCGTATATTTCCTGCGGTTAAGCCATACTTCATCTTCTATTTTTCTGCGTTTCTTTATGATGTCCGCCACATCTTTGATTTTTAAATTTATTCTTGCCTTGAAGGTTGCCAATTCTTCTGATGTCATATTAAGAAAATCATCATGGGTATATTGTTTTTCTTCAAATATCAGAAATTCTTTTCCGATAGCATCTGTTAAATTCATGCTTTCTCCAATCGCGGAATCATTTTCTTTGCGATAATTACAGCGTTTTCAGTCCGTTGCCTTTGCCATGCGCCTTCGGACGGTGCCCAGCGGAAACCGTTTGCTTTGAGAAATTTTCTTATTTCTTCAGAAGGTTTGCCGTCAAAAATAAATTGAACGCGGTTAATATCAATGCTTACGCGCATTTCCCCGCCGTTAAATTTAATTATTTCAGCAGCCATGTTATCGAGTTTTGAAAGCGTTTCAAGTTTTTGTTTTATTCTGCGGATCTCTGCGCTGTTATTGCTCAACTCCCATGACGCATGCGGACCGTTTTTTTGAATCCAGGGATAGGCGGTTTTCATTTTTTCGTCGATCATCGCGGCGTTAACATCGGAAAGCCCGGGGAATCCCTTCATGGTTTTATTTTTTCTCCAGTACAGATTTGCCGCTTTCATTTGTTCCTGCAGGGCTTCAAGTTTTTTCAGTTTTTCCGTATACAGATTTACTGCTTCGGGATTATCACTGCTGATTGAGTTATTGTTAGCAGCGGCTTCCGCGCGTCTTTGCAATGACGCCGCCTTTTCGCCTGCATTTAATGACCTGTGCATTGCAGCGTCATGTTTTGCAATCGCTCTTCTATGCTTGCCTTCGCTATGGTGTCCTACCAATATAGGCTGTCCGGGTACTATTCCTTCGAGCTGAGACATCGCTCTTTTTCCTTGTTGCGTTGCTTCCTTAGAAGATTTTTCAGATCTTTCTAAAAGCGAATTTATTTTGTTTTCTTTGCGTTCTTCATAATCCGATCTTCCTACCGGCATATATTCCCCCCGTATTTATTTATTCAAATGCGTCCAAAAAACTTTTTCGGAATCTTCGTCAAGCATTGCATATACAATGTTCTTAATCGTTTCCGTGCTTACTTCCTGTTCTGGATCATTTCCCCTTACACCGCATCGATAAACAAAACTGTTTGCTTTTGTTTTGGCATAAACTTCATCGCCATATTGCGAAAATGTCGCATAAGCGGCTTCTATTACTTTGCCTGCTTTCATTTTTTCCCCGCTTATAAAAGGTCTTTAATTGCTTTGAAAATATCCCTATGCGCTTCAAGTAATACGCGCTTTAATTTCGCATAACTTTCAATTACAGCCTGTTGGCGCGTTGTTAATTCGGCGCGATCTTCCTCTTTGATTGCGAACAGAACATTCCAATCTAATTCTTTTAAACCTTCAACGCTCTTTTTAAGTTCATCAATGGCGTTATCGATTATTTTTCGTTCCTCATTGCAATTGCAATTGTCGAGATAATTAGCAGTAAATCTTGCTACTTCAATTATTTTCTTTGTCATTTTTTGCTCCTTGTTTATTGCCCGGTACTTTCGGACATTTATTAACCGCGACATTGGCAGGACAGCCGACTTGGTTACACCATGCCGGCTCTCCGCCCTCTGTCGAATAATCAATGCATTTGATTTTCAGACAGATTATTTCGCTCATGTCGCTCTCTTATTCCATAATGCGTCTGCTTCTTCATCGAATTTTTCATCCCAAAAAACTTTCACACCGCATTTCTCGCAAGTGAAGTCATCGGTCCTGTCATACCACGCTTCACGCACAACCTTTCCGCCGCAAAACGGACATGATTTTAATTTGTTCTGTTCGTTCTGTTCGCTCATTTCGCTCATTTCGCTTTTTTCCCCTTCACTGTTTTTTTAGCGGTTGTTTTTTTCGCTATAGCCTTTTTTGCGACAGGTTTTTTTGCGGTTGTCTTTTTGGTGGCTGTTGCAGGAGCAGGCTTCGCAGGTTTATTCTCTGCCGGTTTCTTTGGCTCCGGCTTTGTTTTTGGAATGCGCTTTCGGATTTCTTCCTGATAAATTGCCTTCAATTCCTTTGCGGAAAGCCCAGTCCATTTAATTACGCCAGTGTATTTTTCTTTTTCCATTTCGCCGGGATCGGGCATATCATAAGGGCTGAATTCCATAGCGCAGATTAAAGCAAATATCTTTTCTGCCGGCATTTTCGCNATTTCCGCAATAGATATTTTTCCTGCAAATTGCTCAAAAATCTTTTTNTCACTGCCGTTAAGATATTTTGAGAAGTGTTTTATTACGAAACTTTCTTTTGCGGTTTGATCCAGTTTTTTAGGATCGCCAAAATCCTGCGCCTTTGCTTCAATGATTCTCCAGAAAGCGGATGTCCGAACGTTCTCTTTTAAACCGTATTCAGATATTCTCCTGCTGTTATTCATCGCTTCAAGGGCTTCTTTTTTTTGTTCTTCCGGCATATCCAAAAGATTAACAATGGGCGCGAGCTTTCTGCGTTTTTCCGCACTGCCGGCATTTTTACCAGATGAAGATGAGGAGGAGGAAGAAGAGGCTTTTTTCGCATTCCAATATTGCGGTTGGATATCAAGTTTTTCCTGATTGATGTTGATGTAATAACAAGGAACCGCGTCTTTGTCGCTTGCGTTCGTTTGATGATCGTATTCATGCGCAAGAACTTTAAATTTCTTGCCGCCGATTTCGATTTCCTTTCCGGCGAGATGTTGAAAATCACCGCCGTATTTATTGACAAGTATCAGCGAACAATCAGCATGGGATTTGCGATTCAGGCTTTTAATTCTGTCGTCAAGAACCGCACTCATTTTTTTCTGATAACAGTCATGGTTAAAACAATTCTCGCTTGCGTTATCGAGTTCCGGGAACAATGTTTTATCACTGAAGAACGTTCTTGTTTTACATTTTGAACATTGCTCATCTCTCAAGAAAGCGTAAAGCCTGTCATGATCAAGATCGTCAATGAAGCTTTCAACATCTTCATCGTCAATCTGTTTGCCTTCTTTTACTACCCAATGATTTTTAAATTCTGTGACGAACGCCTTTTGCGCTTTTTCATTAAGACTTCTTAACATTGCCGCGGAGCGCAGAGACAAGTTTCCGTTTCGGAACATAGTTTTAACACCATCGTCCAAATCCAGCAATTGAATGCGTTGCCATATTTCTGACACTTTACGGTCATACTGTTTTGCAAGTTCTTCAATGGTACTGCCGTTATCGAGAAGCTTTTTGAAAATAATTGCTTCATCTATCGGGTGCATTGCCATGCGATTAATATTTTCAGAACCGGCGATTGCCTCCGCCTTGGCAATTTCTTCTTCGGTTTCGAGAATGTTACATGGCGCTTCTTCCAACTTTAACAAACGCATCGCGCCAACACGCCTGCGTCCGGCAACGACATCATATTTTCCAGTTGTTTTTGACGGTTTTACAGTGATGTCATTTATTAGACCATCCTGCTTTATGCTTTCGGCAAGGATGTTTATATCACCCTCACCGCCGTATGCGCGATTTGATACGATTATCAAATCAGCCAATTTTATTTTTGCTTTTTTCATAAATACGCTCCTTCGTTTTTTCAAAGTTGGCTTTTCTGTTCCATTCTTGCCTACAGCAATATGCGCAGTAGCGGATAACTCCGCCGTTCAATGCATTAATAGGCTCTCCATATTTGTGAACGCCAAGCCAACACAATAATTTTCTTAACATTGTTATAGCCCCTGTATTGCGGATGCCATCATGTCTGCGGTATGAAGCATTAATACTTCCGGGTAACGCTTGCAAGCATTTCTGTATTGAATAGATTGCGTATAATCCAAACCGTAATTACCCATGTGCCAGTAAACAGCCATTGCCCAGGCTTTGTGATTAAACTTATGCCCGGCACGTTCAAGGCGATATAAAGATTCAGCACCATGCCCGAAACCTGTATTATCATCAATAACCTTGAAGTATGGGACTTTCTGCCAAACGCCATTTACCTGTACGTTTCTGGTTGTTTGTTCATACATTCCTGCTTTGCAAAGATCATGATATAAGCACGCTATTACAAGATCGTACTCCCACATATCCAGACTTTTTTGGTCAACAGGAATATAATTTCTAGGTAAATTGTCGAAAGCCTCAATTAAGCCAGCACAATTTGTCAAAACCTGCACTGAATGTTTTACCAATCCCCCGGGAAAAACGCCATGATGCTGAGTCGAAGCGGGGCTGTCAAAGAAACCAATCTTATCGGCTCCATCGGTCAAGTCCTCTCCTGTTAATTCTGAGAATGCACCCTTGTATTCTTGTTTTGTGTCGCAGTTGTTTAGTAACGCAATTGTTTCTTTTAACATTCTTCACTCCTTAAAATGGAATATCATCTACATATCCTTCATCCGCCGCGGATGCCTGATGTGTTTCTGTTTTATGCTCTGTGTTTGTATTATCAGAACCAGAGCCCGATCCAGATGAACCGCCATGTAATAACTGGATTTCCTGCACAGTGATTGAAACCTTGGATCTGTTTTGACCATCCTGCTCCCAGCGTTCCTGACTAAGTTCGCCGACTATGCTTACTTGCTTTCCTTTTTTCAGATAAGGCTGTAAATTTTCTGCGAGTTGCCCCCAGAGTATCAAGTCAAAAAAGTGCGGTTCATCTTTCCATTCGTTTCCAACCTTGCGCCTTTTACTAACCGCAATTGAAAACTTTGTTACGGCTTTTCCGGTACTGGTATATTTAAGTTCTGCGTCACGGACTAAGCGCCCGTTCAAAAATGATTTGTTTATGTCACTCATGCCGCGCTCCTAATGCCAATTCGGGTTCGGCGTTTTTGTCTTTCTTGCCTCTTGGTGTGGATTCAGATATATCGTCAACAAAACCATCATCGATGGGTTCTTCCGCTGTTTTTGCTTCGGTCTGTTGTGCTTCAGTCTCTGCAGGTACAGTTTCGGTTTGGGGTGATGTTTGCTTTTCTTTGTCGGCGGCTTCCAAACGTTCATGCAATTTCTTTAACAATTCTTCCGACAATCCGTTAACAAAGTTGATTTTATTATCAACCTGATCCTTTGGTATTTTCGCAAGTTCTGTTTTGCTTCGTGTTCGCACTTCCGCTACTTCTTCATCTGTGAAAATGCGTTTGCCGGCTTCTTCACTGCCAAGGATATTTCCGACTTCAGCCAATGCGTCTTTTAATCGCTGTTCCTTTGACTGCATTGATTCAACGCCTTCATTAAGCCAGTTAATGAGTTGCTGTCCGAATTCTTCGCCGGGTTTATCGATGATTTTGTCCTGAAATTTTCCGGTTCTGTCTTTTATGATATGCGCCATGTGTTCGGGCGAAATCTCAAAAAGAATATCAAACTCATATTCGATACCTTTTCCCTGTTCCGGCGCAAGACCGACACGAACAGGTGTAGATTTTCCTCTGTCATTGGTTGTTGTTGTCCATTCTGTTTTACTGCGCATAGTAACGATAATATGCCCGGAGAAACTTGTAATCGCATCTACAAGTTTTCGCTGTTCCGGCGTTCCTTCGCTCCACGCAGACCATGTATTGCCTTTGTATTTTGCGTTGGCGATTTTATCAATCGATTCGAGTAATTGTTGCCAAGCATGAGAAATTGAATCGATAATCAAAACAGGATATTTCGCCGCGGCCGCTTCTTTAATGAAGAAAACATATTCATCGATGTCTTTGTTTTCCAAATCGACCTGATCGAAATCAAATCTGTCTGCGTATTTTGATGCGCTCGAACGCTCTGAATCAATTAACGCAATTCTTCCGCCAATTACGTTAATAATTCCCGTTGCAATTTTCAAAGCGGTAAATGTTTTACCAGCTCCGGAGGGACCGAATAAGGCAGCCCTCAATTTTGCCTGTGATTTAACTGCTTTCTTAAAAGCCATTTGAAATCTCCTTATGAAATTTGTTTATGCCGCGGCGTTTTCATCCTCAGCATTTGCGACATTATCGCGGTAAAAGTTGCAGAAATCGCAACAACTGCAATAATCCTGACAGCGCACTGATTCGCCTGGGCGGGTAACTACTGAATATCCAGCCCCATTATCAGCAACCATTTTTTCCGCTTCGGGGAGCGTATCAAAAACGCGCGTTGCTCTTTTATTCGCTCCTTTCATGACTGCGTACTTTGTGGGTTTATCCCAGCGTTCTTTCGGCGAACATGGCGGAATTAAATCGTCTGCCATTTCACGATATTTTTTGTACTCCGCAATTTTCTCGCGCATAAACGCTTCGATTTCCGCAAGGCGCTGTTCTGTCACATCAAATTCGTGGACATAGAGGGGATATTGTGGGTAAAATGGATCACGCTTGGCATCCCGTTTGGAATGGTTTTTGATAAGGGCTATAAACCGGCAAGTTTTAACCTCAAATCCGTTTTTAATCAGAAGCCAAGCGTATATCATTCCTTGGCGTTCCCAATCTGTAAAATCACGGATTTTTATTTTGTAATCTGCAACGAACTTGTAATCAGATATGCGCGCTTCTTTCATGTTGTAATTGTCGATTTGTCCGCTTACTATAATGCCGTCAAGTTCATGAGTCATGTATTCTTCTGTGAAGTCATAAGCTCCTTCATGTTCAAGAACTTTGTGACCGGCAGTACCGAAGATAGCCCAGAAGCGATCTACGACATCTTCTTCAAGTTCATCCCAGTGGCGATCCGTCAGCAATATCTGCTTTATACCGTTTAACATTGTTGTTGCAGATAACCGACCGGGTGTGCGTTTGCGAATTGAAACTGCTTTAAACAGTGCTTCCGGCAAACCCATCTTGTTTGTTATTTTCAAAACGTCACCCCCTCTGTTTTTGAGGGTTTATTTGATCCCCTCTCTTTTTCTTTGCGAAGCCTTACAATCTCAGCTTCTTCTTCCTCTTCATCAGCAGGCCGGACTTTGATTATTATTTCACCTGTGTATTTCTCGCAGGTGTTTCTGCTAAAAGAACTAATTTCTTCGTCTTGGATTTTCTTGACAACGAAACCTTCTTTAGCCAAAGCTTCAGTCAGCCTTTGCATAACTAATGCCGTCATAAAACTCTCCTCTTAAATTTATATATAGAACCGCAACGCGGTTTTTTCCCTAAAATAATTCTCCCTGTACCAACTCGCAACGTTTTTCACTGCTTTGTATTATTGATATTGGAGATGTTTCTTCTATCTGTATTTGTTCAGATTCTTCTATTTCTTCTTGATTAAAACTTTTTACATTATCAATTAACTGTTCGGTGCGGAGCCTATACTCCATTCCGGACAGATGATATCCGATTGTTTCTCTGTGCCAATATTCTTGACCTGTTAAAGTATTCATGCAGTAGACAACCGCAGGAGCGCCTAATAAACTGAGTTGTATATACGACATCCGCGCACAGCGCGCGTCAATATCTTGGGCNATAAAAAAAGCGTTTTGCTGATAATTAAAANTTTTTTCTTTCATTACCTGCAATCCNGCGATAAGCATACCCCCCGCCCCGCAGGCTGGATCATTTATTTTACATACGCGACCTTTTGGGAATTCACATTCACCCATTGTCGCTAATGCACTCATATATGACACATGGTATGGAGTAAAGAATTGTCCTGTTTTCGCATTTGATAATCTTGCATCTATAAATATCTCCCCTAAAAAATCCTGTTCTTTTTCTTCAAGGGCATTGACCGTAATATCTAGCAATTCTCCCATTTTTAATAATTCATCTTCTGGATAATCTTTTGCTGTTTCTGAATATTCTTTATTTATATTTTCATCGCCTTTCCAAATGTAAAGTACCGCCGCTGACAGAACCAACCAATCGGAAAAAACTTCATAAGCGTGCTTTGATGGTTTTATATGTTCGAGAATATTTATAAAGTTTTTCCCCAGTTGATTCTGCATACGGCTTCCCTTTTTATTTCGCTGTTGCCGGAGGAACTTTGCTTATTTTGGAAAACTGCAACTGTTCTTTTTTGATTTTTGCCATGTTGCAGGTTATAACGTGTCTCATGTTTATTTTCTCCCCTGATAGTATTTAAGGATTTCAATAGCGGCATCGAGCATCGATGTATTGTCTACTGTTCGTTTTATGATGTGATCGCAACTGCTGTCATATTCTCTGGGAATTGTAATTCCGGCCGCAGTTGGTACAACGCCTATCGCTTCGCAATGCAGAAATAATTGATTTTCAAGTTCCTTTGCAGAAGCAACTGAAAAATCGTATTCTCTGGTTAAGTATTCTTCCGAATTTTTATAAACACTTACTTTCATGCGGATATCCTCCTTGCTTTTTTGGGTCCTTTATTTGTTTGGATACGTTCTGTTTTGGAAACGATTTTTAATGGTTTATCCCATTTGCCTATATAGAAATGAGAATAGAAATTAACATCGAAATGATCATATTGACTATCGGAATCATCATAATTGTATGATTCAACAAGAGCTTCAACATCCTTTAATGCTTCTCTTGCCTTATCAGTCATTGCTTCATAATATCTTTCCCAACCTTGAAGATACCCGCTTGTTATATTTTTCTGATATACACTTATTGATTCCTCTATAGTTTGAAAATGATTACGCGATTTTGCCGTTTCAATTACCCTATCGGCATCAAAGATATTTTCTGGTGATTCCATAAGGCATACATAAAGAGAGCAACCTCCTGAATAATATTCAGTTGTAACGCTGAATTTGTATGTTGGGTAAACGTCTTTAACATATCCTCTTGTAATTGAGGCTATTTCTTTTAATGTAATATTTGGGTTATAACGTGATCCTGCCCATCCATTTTCTGTATAAAATGTTTTGCGATATTCAGTTGCGGTTTCCGTAACAGTATGCGGTGCTTTTTTCTTTAATATTCGGAACATCAATTCAAAATCAGTATTGATTTCCTGCATCGTTTCTGTTTTACCACCTTTGTCCGGGTGATTTTCAAGAGCAAGGCGCCGATATTCGGTTTTTAATTCTTCAAGATTATCAATGCGATTAAAGTATTTCATTACTGTACCGCCTTATCATCAATCTCTTTTAATTTCATGCGGTCCATAATCGTAATAACCGCATCCCAATAACCCCAATCGTACTCGGCATCGAGCATTCCTATAGGCGTTGCATCGTTTTTTACAAATTCTTTTCGCCTTGCTCTTGCCGCGTTTCTTTTTTCAACAGCTTCTGTAAATGTCATGCTGATACTCCCTTCACCTGAAAGGCGTTTTCAACATAAGAATTTCCTGTTTCGTTGTACTTATTTTCTGAGCCTATTCTTATACCGCCGAAAGCTCCATGCGGTTTTTTATATGAAAGATTTATAATGTATGAAGCGACATGATCGGTTGCATTGTTGCCGTTATAGAAAAGGTAAACAGTAGAATTACTTCCTTTTGATGTTTCTATTGTTACGTTTTTCCATTGAGTTAAAACAAAAGCGCAGAATGTAGCAAAATCAGTTTCAACTTCTTTTTCAAAAACCGCGCCGCATATCGGATCGTTTGTGTCCTTCATGTTCTGTTTTATTTTTTCAATAATTTCTTTTTGCTCTTTCATTGTTTTTCTCCTTATTCCGAAATTCCCATTACGGTTTGAATATCGCTAATGGCATCGCGGACAGTTTTTTCTTGAAAGCCTGTTAATTCTGCGATCTTTATTGTGTTCTTTCCTTTGATATATAAATCAGCGACCTGTTCATGGACTGTGTTTTCTAACTTTCCATTTTTCGCTATTTTATTTGCGACATACATTGCACACGCAATAATCCTTCCATATTCACCGAATGCAGGAACCGCTTTTAAATTTTCTTTATTGATTTTCATTATTTGCTCCTTCGTATTTTTCGCCGTCAATTCGATAAAAATGGATTGTGTTTCCATGTCTCTTTTCAAGCCATGCACCTTTGGGTGCTTTACCGTATCTGATACGTTCTTCCATAATCTTTTTCGCATGAATGTCAGATACCGCTTTTATTATTTCGATTTCTTTTTCACCTTCAGTATCAGTAACTTCATTAAGTACCCATGCAACGATTTTGTATTCTGTATAATCTTCCGGGGTGTTCTGTTTTGAAGAATCATTTTTATTTTGTATTTCTTTTAACCATGATTCGAGAATGTTTAATTCCTCTTTGGTTTCTGCATATTCTTTTTCGCAACCTGCTTTCGGTCTTGAACTTAAATAATCTTCTGAATAGCAGTAGAGATTATGCTTAGCCATTTCAATGTTTTTCTGTAAAATATTTTCTCTTGTCATTTTATTCCCCCTCGCCTGGCAGACATTCGATGTCAACTAATTGGACATAGCGGAGATAGGAATAACCTTCTGTTCTGCAAAGCAGAATCGAATCAACATCCTCTGCTGTGATATAAAACTTTGTGATATTTTTTTCTTTAAGAAGTTTTACAAAGTGATATTCAGGTTCTGACACATTATTCAGAATGTCATTAAACAATTCCTTGCTTACGGTTACAGAACCGCCCGCGTAAAATGTATCTTCGCAATCGCAAGGGTCTACAGTATCGGTTAATGATAATTTATCAGCCTTGCGAATCCATCCGAAATCATAATCATTTTCATCGCTACAATCAATTTCAATTGGCTTGTCAAATTCAGTTATGCTCATTTCAGGTGTTGAATAAAATGATTTGGGAGTATTGAGAAACTTTTTAATTGCAGGAAAAAATTCTTTATTCACTCCCCAGCCTGAACTCATCCAGAAATAGGGGTTTCCGCCGTAAGGTGATGCTTTTTCTGTAAAGCAGAAAAGCATAATGCCGTTTTCATCTTCAACAGCAATAACCTTTTTTCCATCTTCGCCATCTGCGATGCTGTGTTTTGGGTTTCCTTTGGCTTTTAACCAATCCGCTAAACTTTTGTATTCCATCATAAAAATCTCCTTTGGCTCCTGTGGAGCCCATTGGCTGTCGGTTTCCCCGATGCCACGTATGTTTAAATGTTTAAGTATTTAAACATTTAAACATACTAATACAATAGCCCCGCCTTAGAGGCTTGTCAAGGTTCTTGAAAGAATTTTCAAAAATTTTTGAAAAATTGTGATTTTTTACTATACGGCTGTATAGATAAATGTTTAAATATTTGAATATTTGAACATTTACCTCTTGATTTTCAATGTTTTTTCTATATATACTTTGAGTTATGGAAACACCATTAACATTATTAGTTTTTTCAAAACGGCTTGGAATATCTACAGCAGCAGTTAACCAACGGTTAAAAAGAGCAGGCAGAAAGCCTTTTGATTTTGTAGGCGCTACTGGTATATATAGGGAAGCTGACTTTGAAGCCATTAAAGACGGCGGGAAAAGAGGTCGCCCATACCCCGATTCTAAAACGAAAACCGCACCCAAAAAAACAACAAAAAAGAAAGCGAAAAAACCCTGAGCAAACGGAAGATTTATCTGTTCGGTTTTTCTTGATTGTTTTTCCTCTTCAATTCTCGCTAATTCCTCAGCGCGTTCCCGCTCTATTTTTTCTTGTTCAATTTCATAGTTAGATTTAACTCTTTTATATAAGCTGTTGTTATGGTCTATTGAAATATAAGAATCGCGCCTATGCCGGCGCGCCATTTTTAGGAAGGTGTCAACATAGGACTCCATCGCTTCTGGAACTAATTTTACGCAATCATCTTTAAATTCATTACCGTAAAATTCATGACCAATTGGATAATTATCAATTACCTCTTTAACTGCCGCGCTTATGGTATTTATTTTTTCTTTCATCTGAAATTCCTTTTTTTGGAGTTATCAGACAAAGTTAACCAACGACAATTTGAAGGTTCGTAATTGCCATTGCTATCAATACGGTCAATAGTCAGAGTGTCGTTATATCCATTTTCCAAAGCCCAGTCTTTGAATATCTCAAAATAATTCTTCCATTCTTCGCAAACTGTTATTCCTCTTCCCCCATATCTTTTATAAGCAACATCCTTTTTTCTATAACATCTGCTTTTCATTGAATGCCATGTTTGATAAAGACGTTTATATGAAAATCCATGAGTTACTCTGTTTTTGTTACCTGTTAATACTTTTATTTTTTTACAACCGCAAGAAGACGTATCTCCGCTTCGTAACGTACCGCCATTTGCCACAATTTGTTTTCCACATGAGCATTCACAGTTCCAAAAGTGTATATGTCTTTTGTCATCAAAATGAGAATAAGATAAAACAGTTAACAGCCCATGCTTGTTTCCAGTTTCATCAATAAATCTGTTTCCTCTTTTTAATGGCAAATCAGCCATGCACAAACTCCATAAAATTAGATACCCCCCCACAAGGGGGACGTGATGTTAGAGAGGTGTCGCTACGCGACACAGAAGGCGGGGGCAACGCCACCGACGGAACTCGCGTTGTCGTTGTTGCTGACATCTCCGTCGGCGTAGACACTGTCAAAGCCAGCGGAGGACGCAGCGCAAGGTGATGATGTCCAGTACCAATGCGTTTCATCTTCAAAAGTTTTCACGCGATTTTTTTCGTTTTTGAAGTAATCAAACTGACGCGGTTCTTCAAAGAAATTGGATTTTGATTCCCAATATTCTGTCTCGCCGAATAACTCATAAGCAGTCGGCAATGTAATTTTTGTACCGTTATTTGCGGAAACAAGAAATTCTTTTACTCCCATTGCTTCAAGAACTTCATTGTTCAGATATGATGACAATGCGCTTTCGCTGATGCCGCCCTTGTTTGTGTCTTTTGCGTTTATCGCCGCTTTGAAAATGATTTCATCAAAATTGAAAATCACCCTGTTAGAAGTTTTTTCAACAATCACAACTTTGGCATTTTCAATTTTAAGCGCAGGGAATTTAACGCCATTATGTTCTGCCGCGGGAACTTCAAAAGATACGAGAGTATAATCACCGATTTCAAACAGCTCTGTTTTTTCGCTTTTTGCAAGGTTTTGAATTTTTGCGATATGATAGTGCCAATCATTAGTGCCCAATAACCGCATGATGTTAAAATTTTCTTTTGGAAAGCGTATGGGCTTTTCGATCTGGTTCTCGCTTTGCTTCTCGCAAGGTTTATCGGTTCTTTTTCCGATTGTTTCTTCAAGCGATTTTTCAAAAATCGTTGCAATTATTTTCAAGCCCGGATCTTCTTCTTTCGGCGGCGGACCGTCAGGAGTTACCTTGAACTTGAACACTCTCGAATTCGGCTTACGAGTACAGCCCACGACTTGGAATCCGGCATCATTTAACGCCTTAATTCCTCTGTTAAATAAAACATTTGACATAACAACCTCCAATAAATTTAGTGACTGGATTAGGACGGAGTCGAACCGCCGTCTGGCGTAAAGGAGGTTTCAAGGAAACCGCCATGTTCTACCACTAAACTACTAACCCAATGGAGACGGCAGGAGTCGAACCTGCGCCACGAGGAGGATACCTCGTTATCGTTTACCTTTCGCCTTTATCCGCGTTTATGGGCGATACTTCCACGAAATCGATACTGCCGTTATACGACATCCCCAAAAATCACCACAGACATACCGCCGAAACAGGTTCTACCTGTGGTTGCTGCTTAATGCCACCCCGGACAAACCGCATACCGTTTGCTACCCGTTAGCGCAATTTTCTATACCGCGCAAAATATCTGGTTTTATTTCACGCCTACACCAGAAGCGAGCTGGTTACTCTCACCAGCGAGACAGACGGCACTCTTTGTCCGCCACTTTTGTTAATGGCATTCGGGCAGGCAGAGGGTTTGAACCTCTGACATTGTGGTGATGAGCCACATAAGCCGCCGTTGCTTCACCCTGCCGCAAATTTTACAAATCATAAAAAGACAGATCGTATTCCATCTGCACTGTTAACCAGTTCCTTGCTGGTACCTTGAAATATTCGGAAAGCTTCACCGCAATTGGTGTTGTTATCCTGGCTTCGTCAAGAGAAACCAAACGAAGCGCCGTTTGGCTGACACCAATTTCTTTCGATACGGCGTTAATGTTTGTGTTTTTTTTTTGGATTTGTTCAAGCAGCATTTCACCCGGAGTTTTATTGTTTTTCTTTTTCATTTCTTTGGTCTCCTCACAGGTTTATCCGCCGCGACTCTTTCCGTTTTCGTTTTCTTAACGAGTTTTTTCTCTGTTGTTTTTTTCTTTTCATCTTCCTTTTCTGTCTGGCATGATGCTTTAACAACAGATACGCAATTTGTGGAGAGGAGAATACAGTTTGTCGGGATTGTTATGTCTCCGGATGTTTTTGTTTTACGCAGAAGAATTTCGTCATATTCTTCGCTCTTTGCGTTCGCTTGAACCGCAATAGCGTTGATTATGGCGCCGCGATTTATTTCCGCGCCGATAGCGGCAAGAACTGTATCTGAAATAGCGGTTGTTTTCTCGCGGACAATATCGTAAATTTCTTTGGTGCGTTCATCGGAATTAACCTTTGCAAGATAATCCCTGACAACTTCATTGCCTTTAATTTTGATCGCCTTGCGGAGCTGTTCTTTTTGATCTTCTTTCAATTCAAGATCAAACTGCATGAAAGAATTGGCTTTCAGATCCGCGATAAGGCGATTTCCCAAATCTTCAAAGCAATCCTGCAGGGCGTTAAGTTTTGTTACTGTACTGAAAATATCAAATACAGTGTCAACAATTTTTTCATCGATAACGGGCTGAACATTTTCGACAGCTGGTTCTTTATTCTGTACGGTCTTAATAATTTCCTCCTTGAAGCATTACGCTTCGATTTTTATTCGCGCTCCGGTTTTACCGCGGGTATACATTTTGATTGAATGCGAGTCGTATACCTGGGCATCATCTTTCCAAATACCAGCATTGGTTATTGCATCCATAACAGCTTTTTCTAAATTATCTGTATCTGGTTTTTTGTCATGCGGAACATCTTCTGTTATTTCCATTTCTTTAGGGGCTGGAAAGTAAAATTGAATATTCAATCTAACAGGTGTTGTAATTGTTTCGCGCCGACAGTCAAGGAAAGCCGCTATTATTTGGTGTTTCCATGCGTCAGCAGAATGCGGATTAAAAACTTTACCGTTATTCGCAAGGCGCGGGCGCGGCTGCGCTTTGGGTATGCCTTCAATAAATAACTGATACTGTGTTTTCATTAACGAAGCCTCATTGCCAGTTGAACACAATGCCATTCGTACATAAATTTGTATTTCGATATTTTTTTATCCCGGTAACTGTCTATTAAATACCTAAGATATATCCAATTGTCTTTACCGCTCACTATTCCCCNNTNATTTGTTTTTTTTGTTGCGGGGGCGAATAGGAAATATCAAATCCAAGCCCCCCGCTTTTTACGGCAATAATCATTTGCTACTTTTTCATTGGCACACCCCCAGNAGGAACTTTGATTGACTCAAGCCAATCATCTACATCTGCGGAGTCAACGAGACGTTTGCCGGCGGATGGCATNAACCAAGGAAATGGTAAAGTGCCTGTCCTCATTCGCAGGTAAAACCACGCCTTACTCATGCCTGTTTTTTGCTCCGCTACCTCAAGGGTTATCAGCACCCCTCGTACTGGGCTTGTAGACGGCATAACTTTTTTCGTTCCCATAAACTCCTCCGCAAAAAAAAAACGATCAAACTCTTCAGGCTATAACGGTCAACGGTGTGCGCCGTCAACCAACCTAAAAAATTTGATCGCTTTCTCGTCCTGCGCACACAAGACTTATTTCCTAATTAGCCGTCTGTTCGATGGAGCTTTGGGAGAACCATGTACACCAGACGGCGGGGGAACTTTTGGCTCCCTTATATGTTAGTCTAACTAACATTAAAATAATTGTCAACATAAAAGTCAGAAAAACTAACTTTTTTTTTATTTTTTCCGAAAATCTCAATATGACCACAATTACAGGTGTAACCGTCACAGAAATGATGGAAAAATCAAAAAAATCACGAAGTGCAGTAGAGATGTGGTTATCTCGACACCCATACGAACCCATAATTAAAGAACTCTTGTATCCCGAAGAAGCCTTAAAAAAACTCTTGGAATCAAAAATAGGGCGCCCTGTAAAGCAACAATCTTCCGAAGCTCCTAAAAAGCCTCGTAAATCCCGCAAAGGAGATAAAAGATAAATCGCTCGCAATCGCTCACAAATAAAATAACTTACAATCGCTTACATTGTCAAGTGTTTATGTAAAAATTTTTTAATTTTTGAAAGTCATTAAATAAGGAGAATTAAATGGGATTATTTGACGCTTTTAAAACAAAAAAGCCAGAAAGTGAAATAAAGGATATCGCTGTAAAACCTCAATTGCCTGACACTTACATTGATAAATTTAAAATCCATGATGATATTAAGTATTTATTATGGTTCGGTGATGGTCCCTATAAAAACCTTACAAGAGAAGAAATGGACTCCGAAGGAAACTGTTATTCAGTAGGAAATGGAAAAATAAGAATTTCATTCTCTATCGGACATGATGTTGAGCCGAGCCTGATTTTTATAAATATGCCAGTTAAGCAGCCCGTTGATGAACAACTTATTCCAAGACCTCCGTATTATCCTCAATATGTAGGGCTAACTCCTGAACAAAGGTGGATATACCTAAAACTCCTAACCGATCCGTATAACACAAAAATTGATATTGGGTATGTTTTTATTTTATACTACGGGCTTGAAAGACATTTACTCAAAGGTGATTTTGATTCGGCTTTCAAGGTGATTATGAAACTAAGAGATGTTCATAAAAACAGTTCTTTTCAGGGCTATTCCGGCAACGCTTTGATACTTTCAGCATTATGGAAAGGGAAAGGCGAATACATCCCGATGTTTATTAATTCGTTAAATAACGAGTACGAATACAATTTTTCTGAAAATTTATTATTGATGAGTTATTACAGTTTTAATGTCCCTTTACTGCCAAGAGATATAATGCGCATGGCGAAGTCTTTTGATTTTACAAATATGAATTACATAAAGAAAAATCCTGATGTTTTTGAAAACAACCTTACTAGAATAATTAACAACGAAAACAATACAGACCACATTGATTTAAAAAAATATTTTACTGAAAGTGAAATTAATAATTTCAAACGCATGGATTGTACTATTTATGCAAATACGTCTTTTATTAAAAATAAAATTTCTATTCCGCTGTTAATAAATAATATGATGTTAAAAACAGATATAAATAGATTTCTAACCGCAGCCCACGAAGCAACAAAGAAAGAATTAGCTGGAAGCAGGAAGAAAAAAAGAGATTCTGAGACCTAAATTGACGGTAAATAAAAATTGCTTTGAAATAATCTCCGCTCGCAATCGCTTTCGGTATCAAGCAAAAATTATAATTTCCGATAATTAACCATAAGGAAGAATCATGGCTAAAACGCTTAAAAACAAAGACGAGACCATGACCATCAGGGTCAAGAAAGCCACAAAGGACAGGGTTATCGCGCTTCACGAGAAAACGGGGACAACGGCGACTCTCGCCAGTTTTCTGGGGGACATGGTTCTTTTGGGATTGCAGGTTAAAGAATTGATTTATAAACAGGAGAAGACCGCCGTGCTTACAGCGGCGAATGAGATAGAGGAAATTTTTGAGAAGAGACGTCAAAAGGCTTCAGGCGAATAGTGCCTTTTGACGTTTCAAGGTCGGGGAAAGATTTATATTCTGGGGAATGTAAGATAATACCTTTCAGAATAATATAAATGTGAAACATTTATATTATATACTCTTTTCTTTTCTTTTCTTTTTTGTGGTTTATTGTAGCAAAATTGAATACAATAACCCTATTAATGTATACAAAAACCCAGTAATTGTATTGTTTTTTAATACAATAACTCCGCAAAACGATACAGAAACGTATACGTACCAAATTTGCGCAAAATGTGAAATTTGTGACATATTATGTACCAGATTTTTTTAACTTGTTTTTTCCATAATTTTTTCAACTTTCTAGTATTTATCGTCAATAATTTTAATTTTAATATGAATCGGCTGCAGATTATTAGTAAGGTTATTGGCTGGATTACAAGGCACCCGTACTGAACTGGAATTAATCAATAAAATTTACTATATTGAATATATTAAACATATTATAAAAACCGCTTGACATTTTCTATAAAAATGATAAGATGGTTTATTGTTTAAAAAAATGAAGTTTACTGGGACTTGATAGTTGACCCAAACCGTACATAATTAAAGAAGGCTTTTCTGAGGGGGGATAAGAAAGGTCTTTGGCACCTTGAAGCATCAGTGGGTGGGTCTTGCTGTATTCTTTTCCCCCTGCTAGAAAACATAGGGGGAAACCGTGACTTTACAAGAAGTTAACACAAAAACGGAATTAAAAGAGTTTTACAAATTTAATAATCTTTTAACTGTTGAGGCAAAAATTAATCAACTCATAAAAACCATGAAGATTCGGGCTATGTTGGGTGAGAATGAAAAGACCCCCGAAGAGATTCTTGCCGGACTTGAAGAATCTGCACTTTTAGGATATTGGAAGGCTAATTAATTATAATGGGACACGATAAGTATCACAACTTAGGGGAAAAAGGCCCTGAAGAAGCTGCTAAAATTGTAGGGGTTGTTGAAAAGCGTAATTATCTTGCTCATTCGATACGTGAAATAGAGCTTGCAATATTAAGAACACAACATAAACATTATCAAGTTATTACGTATAAATCTGAAGTCAATGCAAATTCAGAAATTTATTTTTTTGATAAATGTTGCGAAATTCGTTTGGCAAATACTTGTGATCAGATAGATGAACGAAAACTCAGGTTAATATTGGCTCATGAGCTGGGGCATTTGGTAAAAAATATAAACAAGCTGGGGACTGCAGCGAGTCTAAAAACAATTAAATACTCCAATGAAGAAGAGATTTTTGCATGGGAGTTTGCTTTTCATCTTATACATGAGAAAAGTGAAGAATATAAAAGCAGTATAAAACGTAACAGTTTTGTTTACAGTGATAAAGAATTAAAGAAATCCTTAACTTCTATTTTAGAAAAGAATAAACCAGAAATTCTCAGTGAAGTTATGAAATCAATAGGTAAGTAATTTTCTACTATCTGATATAATAATTAATAACCAAAATGCCTTTGATTATATAAAAAAATTGTGAAAAAAAGCTTTTTGGTATAAAAACAAAAGATAGACCACAGGCGCATTGTCCAATTGAAAATATTTCTGAAAAACGCGGTAATATTAAAACAACATTGAATGGAAGAGATTTTAATTGTAATCTAGATATAATTGTTCCAAGCGCTGAAAAAAAATAATTCATTATTTAATTTTTGAATTATTGCACCTAAAACTCCATCTTTATCTTTTCTTCCGGTTTCTGCTCCATCGCCTTTGATATTTTACCATCTTTATCTTTTCTTCCGATATCTGCTTCATCGCCTTTGATATTTTACCACCTATATCTTTGATTGTTTTCTCTGAGCTGTGAAGATATATTTTAGTTGTTTTAAAATCCGAGTGACCGAGTAAATCTTGAATATACCGCAGCGAAACGCCCCTTTCTTCCAGCATCGAAGCAAGAGAATGCCGAGAACTGTGCGGCACGATCCGCCTGCCCTTTAATTCTATGCCGGCGCGCGCCAGCCATTTTTTGAAACGCTTTTGAACCAGTGCGGGACCGACTGTTTTTAATGTTCCGTTTTTACGCTTTACAGTAAACACATATTCATACTGCCCGTTTTCTGCCCATAGTTTTTTTATCGCTTCTTGCAAGATAGGATCGAACGGCGCGTCTCTTGTTTTCTTTCCCTTTGTCGGACCGAGAACTTTGTCTTTTTTATCAAGCCTCTGCCATGCGTTACTTACCCTTATTTTAGGTGTATGCCAATCCAGAAACTCAGGACGCAGAGCCGGTATCTCTCCGCGGCGAAGTCCTGAAAGAAACATCGAAGCGCAAAGGCACAAGTCAAGAAGATCAAGTAAAACGCCCGGTTTAAATAATTTTACGACTTCATCCTCAGTAAGAGCATCCCATGACTGTCTGTTACTTTTAGGTGCTTTCATATACTGGAAAGGATTAAACCAGCGTTTCGATTTCCGCTGATATTCATTAAAAGTTAATTGCATAAATACGATAACAGCGGAAAACGTTCTTGAACCTCCCATTGTTCCTTTTTTTCTGGTAAATTTTTTTATCGATAGCCTTGTAACATATTCAAGTACATCTTCCTCTTCAATCTCAGCCATTTTTAATTGGCAAATCGGATCATCTTTAATATGGCAATAAAAATAACTTTTGTACGAATCAAGTGTATTAAGCGAATACGGTCTGTTTCCCGCAGCATTAAATCCTGTTCTCGGGCTTGTTTCAATAGTTGTGAATTTTTCAATCCACGCGCCAACAGTAATATCATCTGTCGTTGCACGCCTTGCACTTCCTCCTTCATCTATTTTCTTTTTTAAACATTGAATTAAAGCGTAAACAGCTGTCTCCGCGGCAGGTTTTGTTTTCGGTTGTCTGTGATTTGCAAGTTCTTCCGGTAATAACTGAAAACTTTTACGTTTCCATTCATTACATACTCGTTCTGGAAGCCCGCATGAAGTGTTAAGCGACAATTGATATGTTTTTGAATCTTTACGGCGTGTAACGGTAAAAGGTTTTTTTGATCTAGACATAAAAGTATCGTCCTTTTTCTTAAAAAGATAAATGCACGATAAGTGCACGATACTTCCTTTTCAGTGAAATTAAGATTACTGCCGTTTTAATAATTCCTTGATATATAAGGAATTAACTAATGGAGATAAGGGGATTCGAACCCCTGGCCTATTGATTGCGAACCAATCGCTCTACCAACTGAGCTATATCCCCGCACTTTTTTGAGGTTATCAGGTTTTAT